ATGGATGGTATAGAATTTTTAGAGAATATGACACGACTTGGAGTAATCATTTTGGTGTTTTCCGGCTATGCTGTTTATTGGAAATTAGGTAAAGCAAAAAGAGAGCGAGGGCTTACAAAATTTGAGGCTTGTCTTAGGTTCTCTGTAATGTTTGGCATAATAGCATGGGGGGTTTCGACTCTTGCTTTGAGTTTATGGTCATAATCTTTTTTGTCGATATAAATTTTCGTCCCCAAATTGTCCCCAACTACTTTTTTGGGTTATTGGCTCTGCTGTGTTCCAGACAAATAAAAAAACCCTTATAAAATAAGGGTTTAAAGGTATGGAGCCAAGGGGGCTCGAACCCCTGACCTCTACGCTGCCAGCTTTACGTAATTGATTTCCGATAAGTCAACCGTTTAGTCATTACGGAAAGTCAAGCGTATCAACGTTTAGTCACCGTTTAGTCAATCGTCTCTTATTCAATTATACGATGCGGACGCACTACGCCGCAAGTCCGAACTGGGTTACGCTGTTTCAAACGCCTGCCTGAAACGGTCCATAAGCGATCCGCCACGATTTAACCGCGCCTTAACCGTCCAAGCCGCCTTCCTGAACCCAGCGTATAGGTAATCGTCGAAACGTCTAATTTCGTGCGATTTCGCTTTCATAATCGTTGCGTGCCACGCTTCAACGAAAGGCTCCGCATGATCTTCGAGCCTGATCGTTCTGTCTACGCTTGCCTTAGCGCGCAAAAGAATTCCGTAGTATTTATAAATCTTATCTGCGTCAAAGTAGCGAGCCATTGCGTTGTAGATTTCGTTAGGCAACGCACCTTTTAACGCTTCAGCCGGTACTGCCGCCGTATCTAATACGTTATTTTGGTTTTTAGAACGCTTAATTAAATCCGATGGTTCGTTTTTCGTTTTCGGTGCCTCAGCCGTTGTCTCCGTTGGCTTTTCGGCTTGTCCGCGATTGGACATTGTCGACTGGTCATCTACCGGCAGGATCACGATGATGTTCGCGCCTTTGCCTCCGTTAATCTTCCGCGTTGTTGCGATTTTCTTAACGATGCCGAGCGTTGCTAATTTATTCAGGGCCCGACGCGCAGTCTTGACGGACTTGCCAATGAGTTCCGCCAGCGTTTCCGCCTTCAGGTGCGCCGCCCCGCTGAACTTAACCGCGTACCGGGCGATCTTCTTCAGCGCTTGGCGGTCGGTGTCGTTAAGATCGTATGTATTGCGCTTGATGTGTTCGTAGACTGCCGCGTTTAGGGCAGACGTTGAGTCAAACGTTTGATGGTCCGCTAAGTAATGCATTTAGGCACCCCTTTCTCTTTTATCGATATATCGTTAATTGAATAATATTAACTAATTATCGATATGTCAATAATTTTATTTACAAAATATCGATATCACGATAGAATTAACTTATCAAACATTAGGGGTGGAAGAAATGCGCCTTTATATAAAGCTTGAGGAAATTTTGGACAAACGTGGAATAAAGAAAATGAAATTTGCCGAAGAGGTCGGCGTAAGAAATAATGTAATTTCTGAACTTTGCGCAAACCAACGCAGTACAATAAATCGTGAGCATGTCGCCAAAGTCGCTAAAGGATTAGGTATCACGGACATGAACGAGCTATTCGAAATTCGCGACTAAATATTTCCGATTGATAACCGAACGCACATTCGCATATAATAAAGCCGGAGGTGTTCGGCATGACTAGCGATAACAAACTGTGGGCTTCGAGTTTTATCTTGCCGGAATTACGCGAAGGCTTTCAGAGACTGGCCGAGGCGAAGCTTAAAGTAGAGAAGCCGCAACTGGACGCGCAGCAGATCGAGGATATGGAAGTGACGGTCGCGCAATCGATGGAAGTAGGCGCAGATTTGTCTTTTGAGCTTTACGACAACGGATACATACGCGAAGTAATTGGTGCAGTTCATTACGTGGATCACATACGGAAGGAATTTCGTGTGAAGGACGCACAAGGCGATACTAATTTCGTGAGGTTTGCGGATATCATAAACGTAAAAAATGCCCCATCCGGTTAAGGACGGGGCTGTTTCATTTATTCTTTAAACACAGCATGCTCAAAATAGTGATCTGCGACTGTTTCAAAGTTCTTATACTTAAATTTATCCCAATTTATTTCATCAGCGGTTTTTCGCTCTAATTGAATCGACAAGACTTTTTGAAACGAGGTGTTTCCTTTAGCGTCCTCTAATGGGAATTTCCAAGTTATTATTACTCTTCCGACTGAGTCATCTTCAAATATACGAGGGAATAACTCTTCAGCTTCTTTTAGCATGCCTTTTTTAACCATATTATTCGTTAGATTATCACTACCGTTTAATTCAAGGTTTACGGTTTTTATATTTTTATTTTCGTTATCGACATCATCTGAAATTTCAAGTGAACTTAATTTATCGGCATCATCCGTCACTTTTTCTTCCAGCTCATCCGCAACCAGTGTTTTTATGCCTTCTTCGGTAGCTTTAAATGGAGCATCTACATTTACTTCGCTACACCCAGATAAAACTAAAATTAAAACCGACAGCACCGTTATAATTGATTTTCTCATAATAAAAGCTACCTCCGTCGTATGTTAGTAAAATTATACTACGGCGCCAAACTTATACGCAATGAGTTTTTATGTACGCGAGCACCTACGTTATCATACGTAAGCACTCGCTAAAAGTTTCGTTATTATTTCGTTGTACCTTCGCGTTTGGCTCCGATTTCGAAAAGACCTGTCGCTGCCAGACCCGCAAAGCCGCCGGCCCACAAACGCAGCACCAAGTCGAGGTCAGTAAACGGATAGGCAATCGCGCCCAACCCGATACCGATGACGAAACTGAGAGCCGGCACAATATTCGTCGGCAGCTTAATCGTCTTCTTAACGAGTTGAACGAGCGCCGTTAAGATGGGCGCGAGGATAGTCGCGAAAATTAATACTTCTTCCATAATATCGTCTCCCTTTTCGTTTACTTTACTGTTGCGCCTGTGGACTTCGCAGCATAAACGTTTACCTTGCCGAACTGATCCGTCTTAATCGTGTACACGTCGGTCTGCGGATTTCCGAGAACCTCGTACTTCAGGCCACCGAATTTCTTAGGACGCAATAAGCCGCATTCGTTCCCTTTGACTGGCGCCTTGTTGGTCGGATAGATGCGCCATGAGTCGGCAGAAGCCGGAAGGTAAACGTATTTCTTACCGCTGGATGACGGTTTAGAAGAGCCGGCCGCCCCCGTCAGCTTTAACACTTGGCCGACCGTAATCTTATTCGCATTCTTAATCCCATTATATGCTTGTAACTTCGCCATACTGACGCCTGTTTTCACCGCAATTTCGGACAAAGTATCGCCGCTCTTTACGGTGTATGTCGACCCGGATGTTTTGGTTGGCTTGTTTACGGAAGACTTACCGCCAAGTGCTTTAAGTTCCGCTGCGATTGCCGCTTTTACGGCTTCCCAACGGCCTTCCGCTAACACACGGTGCGGGCAGTATTTGCCGGACCAGTCTTGGTGTTTGCGCAGACGGTCAACGCCCCATCCGCGTTCCTTCAGCAATTGCGCAATAAATTTGATCGCCAGTTTTTCGGCTGCTTCGTACTTGGCGCCGCCTGATTTCGAGTAGCATACCTCGACACCAATAGACGTCCGGTTTCCAGAGTTAGGACCACTTCCGTCTCCGCAGTGAAAAGCGTTACGGTCTGTCGGGATGCCTTGAACAACCTCTTTGTCGTCTACCGCGAAATGATAACTCGTTGAACTTGTGTTACCGATCATATACCGGATCTCCGCATCCGCCGAAGCATCGTTGGCCGTATTATGGAACGTGATGTACTTCGCATCCATTGAATATGGGCACTTTAAATCGCACTCTCCGGATGAAACAAGATTCTTACGTACTGAAATCGCCATTAAATCGTCCCCTTTTCGTTTTTTTTGCGTTAAAAAAGCCCGCCGGGACTCTCACCTGACGGGCGTGTTGCGTTAATTCGATTATTCTCTTCCGCGAAATTTTTCTTCGAGCCTATCGATCTTGTCGATGATGACGTCGTACTTATCGCTAAATTTATCGAGTAGATCTTGTAGCCGCGATTCACGCTCCCTGTTCGACTTCATTACGTAAATCAGCAGCCACGTAAAAAGGACCGCGAACGGTCCCTGCGTTAAAAAATATTTGAGTACGTCTAATTCGCCGCCGTTCAATAACTACGCCCCCTGTCCGCCTGTTTCTTCCGAAGGTTCTTCGATAGGAGGCTTGTTTGGATCGTAAACATCCCCGGTGATTTTCTCGTATTCTTCCGGTGTTATCCGGCCAGCTCCGACAGTATCGTGAACTTGCTTTTTCGTCCAGAGGCCGGCGTCATAAAGATTTTTGATACGGAGATACCAAGTCATTTAGTTTCCTCCCGTCGCGATAAGATAATATAAATCCGCTATCTGCTTTTGAAGATTCTCGATTTCATTCGGAGCCGGCGGATCGGGCTTAATGCTCTCTTTGTATTCCTCCGTCGCTGCCTCAACCCATACGTTTCTTTTCTTATCGAATCGCGGTGAGATAATCGACGGATCGGGTAATACGTCCGTACTGTTTGGCGGCAGCACTTCTACATCGATATCTTCTTCGCCGGCATAGTCGAAATTTTTGTCGTAGTATAAAACGTGCATTCTGATTTCCTCCTTTACCATAATGGGATACCGATATTAAAGGACACACGCGTAACGCTAGCCGAGTCGGTTGCGGAAAGCCCATCGAACCGTAATTCGCCGTCCGTCGTAAATGCAAACCGCGCAGTCCCGTAAGACCCGATCGTAGGTACAACGAAATCTACGAGCTGCGTCGGCTTATACGTGAATTTCGCTACCGTCGTACCGGCGGCCGGGAGCGAGCCGAATGTGCCTCGCAGTTTAATTTCGTTATTCGCAACGGAAAACTTGAACGGATAGCTAGCGTTTTGCTGCGCGCCGTTGATCAAGGTAACGTTATTCCACGTCGCAACCCACGGACTATTCCACTTATCTTTATCCGCCTGTACGACGTGAATGTCCGTTCTGTTGGCGTGAGCATCTACCTTTGACTGCGCCCCCTCTACCGATTCAAGCTCGCGCCATGACGTCCATGACTCCGAGCTCGCGACCTTATTACGCATAAATTTCCGCCGGCCCGAAGACGTCGAATCGTTACTGCTATAGGACGTGTATTCCTGATATGCGTACGTGCTGTAGTTATTGACGATAAGATATCCGTTGTTATTTATCGGGGCGTTTAATGCCGTCGTTGCACCGCTCATATAATAGAAGCCGGTATCTATCACCGTATTAAAATCGACGCCAGTCATGTACTTTGCCGCGCCAGTATCTTGCGTCAATTTAAACAACTGCGAACCGTTCCATTTGTCCTTCTCAACCTGCGAAGTATGACGGATGCTATCGGAATCATGGGCCCGGAATTGGTCGAGAGGCGCCTGCTTAACGTTGTCTACGTTATTAAGTCCGATCTGATCCTTCGTCACTGAGTGCGGATTATCAGTCCGATCTGCGTGTTCGTCTGTGTACGCTTTACTGTCCATAAGAGCCTTATCGGCTTTTTCTTGCGCTCCTGCTTTCGTTTCAATATTTTCGAGGTCTTCGAATTTCTTGCGCAGCTCTTCGATGGTTTCAATGGCTTCGTCATACAGTTCGTTTACCTTTGCGATCAAAGCCTCGAAGTCATCGATATAATACTCCGCAATAGGAACAATATCCGTATCAATCAGTGCCTTGTCGATAGTGAACGAAAATTTATGAACGGAGAGCGCCTGTTTATTCGCGTAATAGAGATTAAGCTCTGCTCGCACGTCGCCGTAGTGGCGAATCTCCTCGGACGATAAAACGTGCTGCGCGATGCCTTCGACTTTATCCACGATCTCTACGTTTTTTATAAACCGACTGCCGTCCGCCATGAACATAACGAGCTTCCCGGTAACAGCAGACAACGGTAACGGGACGCCGTCCTTTGTTAACGAGAAGATTAAACGCGCCGTATCGATGTCTTGCGTGCTGAACTGTATGGCAGTTTTAATATTCGTTTTTGTCCAGCTCGTTACCTCAAACGCAAGGGGTGCGTTATTGTATATCACTGCAAAACCTCCTTTACCGCATAAAAATAACGGCTACACCGTATCCCTTTTCGGAATCGTAAGCCGTCTCAATTCGCATTACTTTAAAGCCGTCATTGTCCGCTGTTTTCGTTGCAATACCGTCGGCGCCCGCCGTAACTCTATCGCCTACTCTGACTGTGTCGTCAATGCGTACGTGTATTTGCCCGATAAGCCCGACGATATGCCATTCCATGCGTTCATCACGCGGAATATATTCGAGAGTCGGATCGTAGTTCGGATTCTCTTTCGGTACAGTCAGCTCGCGACCATTCTCGATGATTGTTTCGTAGATCATGCCGCCAAACTCGTTACGTAAGAACCGATCATTCCAGTAAAAACCCGCGCCTCCCAATACAACGCCCGCAGTTTCAGATATAATGCCGTCCACGCTGTCTCCTGGCTGTGCTTTTCGGATTTTATCGCCTTCGAGCGTTACCATGAGACCGGAATCAATTCTATGTCCGTCCAGTGACTCGAAGTATTCCGCGACGTCTTTAAAGTCTGAAACACTTTCGACCCGGCCGACGCCCTGAATGTTACCGTTCATGGAGTCGATCTTCCATTTGATGTTCCCTGCGGATGCTTCGCCAGAACCATATCCGCCTACAACCGTATAACCGTCATCGTTTATTACGGACTGTGACGATAAGATGGTCCGGGCCGGGCCGTCGCCCTTTGTATGAGAATTATTCGTTGCGAGAATAGCCTGTCGTGACCCTTCAGTCGATGAGCCTCCCGAAACGCCGCCCATAAAGTTTCTAGGCCCTTTCGCAACATTCGCTCCCGTAGCCGCAATGATCGCGCTCGTCGGATCTAAAGGTGATCCGCTTGTGGTGGCGCCTTTGAATCCACCTTTAAAATTCGTAGGGACAACGCTATACGAACGCCCTCCGAGATTTGCCGCAGATGCATACCCAACCGCGTTAATTGCTGCAAGTTCTACTTGGTTGTTCGGAGAATAAACGCCCATCTCACCACTATCCCCGATCAATGTGGCGCCAATCAGAGAAGCGTTATAAACCCCGCCACCGAACGAAACCCCGATAGGCGAAGATTCAGAAATTGTAACACCGGATAGCTGTACATAATCCGTTCTTTGCGCGCCGCCAAAAGCTCGTATGTCGTGGCTGGCCGTCTTAAAACCTCGAATCTTAATTCCATCAACGTTGATATAGCTAGATTTAAATTGAAACGCGACTACCGGGTTGGCCTTGTAATCGTATTGCGGATCGCCGATCGCAGTAAAATTAGAAATTTGAACGTGCTTATAGGCTGAGATAACCAGCGCTCTCGGAGAAATATCTGCGTATAAACTATTAAAGACGGGTTCAATTGACGTGCAATTTGCGAATGTCACATGATACGCAGATGTACTCTCAGGATCAGTCTCGCTATGATGGGCGATGTGTCTTGCATCGTAAGAACGAACGTCCCTATAAGAAACATGATTCGTCACATGGATGTTTTGCGATGCCGGCCATTCTTTGTGCGCCTTTACTTCGACGCCTCGAATGTTTCCGCTCGTATAACAGCCGTCTACCCAAACATTTTTTGACCCGTCATCAATTTCGATCCCATTCGAATTAGCAGCACCTGCCGGGTGCGCCTTTCCGCTAGGGTTCATACAATGCGAATTTGAAATGAAAATGTATTCGCTATAATGTGTCGTAATCCCATCGTCACCGTAACCGGACGCAACGCAGTTATCCAGCCAAACGTAATATGATCCGTCAGCCGTATAATTTTCCGCAGTATTGTCGTATGTCGGAGCCGTTATATCGAAGCCGTGTAGGCCGGGGTTTACCGCCTCTACGTCCTTAATCCAACCGAATTTTACTTTCGCGAAAGTTAAGCAGCTCGAATTTATACCGCCCGTCGCAGTCACGCCGCCTTGTCTATCCGGGTTCCAATCGAGCGTCATCCCCTCTACGTAGATATTGCGGTTTCCCCCGGCATGATCAGCGTTCGTAATAACCCACTCGCTGGCCGGCGTATCTTCATGTAACTTCAGCGTGGTAACGCCTTTTCCTTGACCGATAAGATACGTCCATGATGGGAGTTTAGCGCCTTTGATGACGTATTCTCCCGCTGATAAATTAAGGCGCACCTTGCCATTACCGAGGGCCCTTACGAAAGCATCCGTACTATCCGTTTCACCAGTAGGATCGGCGCCATAATCGTCCACGTTTACGTTGCGTTGGATCTTTCGGAGCAACTTGTAATACTCTTTATCGAGCCGCTCTTTTAATAGAGGTTCGATGTTACCTTCCGCATCGACGCGGGCGTCTACCACCTCTTTTACGTTCGTTCCGTCTGCGTTAAGAATCAAGTTTTTTATACGGTTATACAGACCGTCTATATATGTGCGCAAAGAAAACCCGCTATGGTCAATCTGATCTGACGTATGGGCATGTTCTGCGGTCTTATGGCGGCTCAAATCGTTACTCAGATCGAGCATGTCGTTGCCGATGTCTTCGAGGTTTTGGTTGTAGTTCTTGATATACTGACGGTCAAATCCGCTAGTATCAGCTTTCTTATATGAATATTTCCCCATGCGCTCACCTCCGTTTAGTTCGCTTTAAATTGTGTGTTGATTGCTATAAAAGCGTTCGCAGTTGTATTCGTGCTGCTTTCGATGCAAACATCGCCGTTCGTTTTTATAACACCGGTATAAATAAAACCAACGCCCGCCGATCCGGTAAAGTGATGCGGATAAGCTGGCCGAAAACCTGCCGGCAGTGTGTAAACCGGTGTTGTCAGTCCGAGGGTTCCGCCTTTTGCAACGCCCCGCAATACCACCGTTCCGACCATATCCTTACCGTACTGAACCGTATAACTTCCGGAAGCATCAGTGTATTGCGTCCATCCATTTTTAAACGTCGGAGCCGTCCACGTTATATTCGTTAGTCGCGCTTCTAGTGCGGCCGCCGCTCCTCCGGCTTCCTTAGAGTCCCACGTTAATTTTTGCGCTGCAGTTACGTGTATGTCCGTGTTTTTTACGTGCGCATCTAAATCGCTCTTTAGCGCTAATCCTGCCGTATTAAGCGCGCTCGCCTTAATCGTACCTGTCGAAGGATCGATTACTTTATCAACCGTTTTCTTAGTCGTATCAAAGTCCGCGATTAAGTCCGAAGCCTTTTTCGTAACTGACCCGAATGTAAATACCGGCGGCTTTTTATCGTTTGAATAGTCTTCGATAGTTAAGACACGCAGTTGAACGTTTATATCAAACGGTTCAATAACGCACCATAAATAATCGCCTTTTCTTACGTCTGCAAAGCCCATGTTCGCGAGTTCAATAGCCGTGAATGTAAGCGATATTTCCATACTGTCGCCAAGTTTGCTTTTCATCTCCGCAAGTAACGAAGCTTTATCCGTAAATCTCTCGTCCTTTACCGGCTCAGCGTGCTTTATACCGTAGATCGATGCTAAGGGACTTGTATACTCCGCCTGGACAACATAGGTGCCGTCATCTCTTTGCTTACCGTAGCCTCGAATATATGTCGCAAAGCTACTCGTATCTATTTCTTTCTCCGGTTGACTGACGTTAAATTTATGACGCAGGAAAGGTTCGTCTTTTTTGCTTCCGATCTTTTTCGCAATATAAATACGCTTTCCGACATAATCAAATTCTGCGCCGAATTTTTCGAGAATGCTTCGCAGTAAAGCTAGCGAATTATCCCATCCGAAGTTCTGAACTTCGACTGATGTCGGTAAGTCCGTATTATCCACTTCGTACGTATAGCCGGTACCTTTTAACGCAAAATCGAGCATCGCATCTATTCGCAACGTGCCCGATTTCTCCTCGTAAATTCGATAGTTTATCAAGTCGTCAAATATCCGATGAAGCGCCGTCACCTCGACACCTACACCGTTTTTAAACGTCTTCTCCTTGTGCGTTTTGATAATGTATTCTTCGTCTTTGTAAATAAGGATGTTTTCGTTTTTAACAAGTTTGTATCCGTATTGATTTAGCTCGGTTTTATATCCCGTTACGTTTAACGTTTTTTCGCCTTCGATTCCGTTACTACGCGTAGTAAAGAAGCTCGGCAAAGGTTCTGCGATTCCCGATATATCTTTTACTGCTAAAATAGCCATCGTCGCTGCACCTACTTATACAAATAATGAAAATCGAAAGATATTTCGAAGCTTCCCACCGTTCCGGAAAGTTCGATCTCGTTCCATCCGGGAGCAAGCGAAATGTAGCCTCGGTTCGTATTCGCGTATATGCTTGTGCCGTTCTTCAAATGCCGGAGGCCTTCGAGCTTCAGCACATCGGTTGATCCGGAGCTCCCTGAATAAGACACCGTTTGGGTAGTCGTTTTATTCGCGAGCTTAAAATTGGATGAAGCTCCTTCATAAACGATATCTAACGGTACGTCTTCGGCTGGATCAATTGTTACGTTGCCTGCGTTGTAAATTCGGAATCTGTTCGTTTTGTGTCGATACGATAAATCGTCCGAAGGTAGCAAACCTTGCGCGACTTGCCACTTATCGGAGTTAAATGTTAATGGGTCGAGCGTTGAACCTAAAGATGCCGCAAAAGGAAAAGCAGCCGTAAACTCAACCGTAAGTTTCCCGCTCCTAGGCGTGATGTCTTCCGGTTCGTACGTACTGCTTACTTTTACGGACCAAACCTTTCCGGGTTGGCGCGAATCTATAATTTCCATTTCGTTCTGTGTCGCGAATAGATCGTATATCTCATCTAGTAACAAATGATAATCGAGATGATCCACGCCTTTAAAAAGAAAGACGGCCGTTAACTTCCGGATGTCGAATGTCGTACCTACATCGATTGATCCGTTGCGGCCGTCTATTTCCTGAAGATCTGTCCGATGGGTTAACGAGTCCTTTCGAAAACTAAGGAGCCGTAAACCGAAATTACGGTGATCGATCGTCTCACCGTTTTTTATAATTATCAGATGCACTACCGATCACCCCTAAATAATCTTTTCATCGTGGCTTGTTGCGCCTGAGAGCTGTCGACGTAGTTAGTTAAAGCATCCTTATCTACCCGTACGCTCGGATCTTTTTGCGCAATTATATTAAGCGTCGCTAAAGATCGTTGCTCCACGCTCACCAGCCGCTCAAGTAGATTCGCTACAACCGTCTGATCTGTTCCACTCTCTACGCCTAATTTCTTACCGGTTTCTTTATAAAGTTGAAGCGCCCGCTGACGGTTATTCTTTAACGGGATGACTGCTTCCGGACCCTCTTCCGCAACCCAAGCGAGTTGCTTTTGCGTCACAATGTCGCCGATTTTGTAACCCTTGTAAGGGCCGCCGGCACGCATTGATTTAATTCCGGGTACATTGAAAACCGTTTTGTATCGTGAAATGATGTAGCGAATGGCTGCAACCGCGTTGTGAACCGGATTCATGATGTCGCCCATGCCCTTCATTTTATACGCGTCAAACGTCGGTCTAATTGTCTGCATAAGACCCATCGACGGCGTTCCGCGCTTCCAGTTGCTATCCCATTTGTTGATCGTTGAAGGGCCGGTCCGTCCTCCGGATTCTTTCATTGCGATTGTTGTTAATGGGTTAAACCAACTACTCGGAACTTTTGTGACGGCCATCGCTTTACGAATCCACTGTTTTACGTTACCTGTCGCTTTTTCCCCACTTCCGAAGCCGCCGCCAAAATCATCGATCTGCTTCTTAACGAAACCGACCATTGACGATTTAATCTTTTCGTAAGACCCTTTCGCCAAACTGCCGAATGCCCCCGAAATTTCCGGAAGCTTTAGTCCGAGGCTGTTGACAACCTTCGAAACTAGCTTCTTCGGATCTGAAACGTAATCCCACACGTCAAATGCGAAGTCTTTGACTTTATTCACGGCGCCTTTCGCGACATTTACGACAGTGTCTTTTGCGCCCGAAACCGCATCAACCCCTCTTTCGAAAAGGTTTTTCTTTTTCGTCCCGTTCTTGAAGGCCGGAATGCCCTGCGCAATAAGCTTTTTCGTCATGCCGTGCGGAAGGACTTGAGTTCCTTTCGGTAAATTAAACAGCGTATCTCTGCCAGGACTTAGGCCGGTAAATCCGGAAGGTGTACGGAATAATTCAGGGCCGCCGCCATCTCCGAGGATCGCTGGACCGCCAGGGTGTCCGCCTGATGCCGTACCTTTCGCATATCTAGGAATCTCTAATTTCGGGATGAAATACTTCTCATCGACGCCAATCAATCCGAGAACCTTATTGATACCTTCTTGCGTAAGTCCGTTTACGATACCTTCGATTCCGCCGATCATCTTATTTCCGAGGGCTTTAACGCCATCTACCGCTTTGCCCGCCATGTTTTTAATTCCATCGCCTATCTTACCGGGAAGTTCTTTCGCATTTGTAACCATCTTGTCAAAAGTTTCAACCGCAAAATCTTTTATACGTTTAAAGAATTTTTTAGTATTTCCCCACAAAGAGTCCCAAGCATTTACCGCACCATCGACTACTTTTCCTGCCAGGTTTTTAACAGTTCCCCATATACTGTTCCATATACTCTTCAGAAATCCCCATATCGCATTAAAAACAGAAGAAGTTACAGACTTTATTAGGTTCCACGCAGTTGTAACAGCTAATAAAACTAAGTTAACGGCACCTTTTATAACAGAACCAATAATTGTCCACACGCTCTTCAGTATCCCTAAAACCGCATTCCAGACACCTTCCCAATCCCCTTTAAGTAAAGATGAGAACAGATTGATAATGTTTGTAACAATGCCCAGAGCGCCTTTTATTACACCAACAATAACAGGGAATACTATCTGCACGACTTTGAGTATGAATTGTATTGCAGGTATCAAGACATTTTGAATTATAAAAGAAACAGTTTGAAGTATTGCTACAATAACTGGAACTGATGCTTGTATAACAGCCAAAACTATTGGAAATACTGCCTGCACTACACTAAGAATGAGTGGAAGTATATTAACTGCTAAATCATTTATTACTGAGGCGAATAACTTAATTATCGTTAAGACAACTGGCATAACCGCTTGGATTATCGACAGAATAACTGGAAAAATCGTTTGAACTGCGCTCGATAGCAGTGGTAATAAAACGCTCGCAATTACTTGAATTACAGGAACAAGCGCTTTAATGATACTTAATATTGGTGGAAATACTGATTGAACAATGCTCAGTATCGGTGGAAGTAGTGACGTAAACCCTTGAACAAGTATCGGAATTACTGCCGTTACGATTTCTGTAACGACCTGTAACAACGTGCCTTGGACCTGCGCCCACACGCTTACTAGTCCACCAACCAAGCTTATGATTCCCGGAAGAACCTGCGCAAAAGCACCCGCCAATTCTCCGAGTAAAGGCGTAATTTGAACAACCGCATCCGAAAACGCAGCTCCTAAAGAACCCGCTAAGCTAACGAACGTCGTACCTAATTGCGCGAATGCTGGACCGAGCTCAGCCATTGCAGTACCTAAGTCCGCAAATGCCGGCTTTAACGTAGCAAGACTCGTAGCCATAACGTTCATTGTTTCCGCAAACTGTGGCGCTAGTTCAGCCGCGATCTCACCGAAGTATTGACTAAACGCGTCAAACACCGGTTGCAACGCCGTCATTGCGCTACTAATAACGCTTGATACTTGCGTCCAAACAGTCGTAACCGAGTTGCGAAATTGTTCGTTCGATTGGTAAAGTCGGAACAAGAACCCGGTTAAGCTAACCAACGCTGTAATCGCAAATCCAATCGGTCCTGATACGCCCATTAACGCCAACCCAAACGCTGTGATCGTCGGCGCAACGATAGAAATAACGCCGCTTACGCTTGAGAATGCTGTTTTAAGTTGCGCGAAGAAGATTCCGGCGGCTTCCGATACTTTAGCACCGACTCCTTGAGCGAAAGACTCCGATGCTTTCTGGCCGATTGAATAAAAGAACGATCCGATTGCGCTAATGGCCGCATTAAATCCGCTTTGTATTGCGGTTCCAATGTTAACCGCACCGGCTGCAAAGCCGTTCCACATGGCCGGACCTTTTTCGAGCAAGTACGCTGACATACGATCTACAGCCGCAATGATTCCGTCAAATGCCACCTTCGCGCCGTTGTATGCGACTAAGGCACCGGATTTGATTGCGTTGAACACTACGCCGAGAAGTTTCTGTAACTGCTCCGAGTGTTTGTATACGAGAACAAAAACGGTAACTAATGCGACTATGCCCGCTATTGTTAACGAAATTGGACTCGTTAAGGCCGCTAATATCGACGTAAATATCCCCATCATGCCGCCTGCCGCCGCAATCTGAACAGACAAAAGGCCCCACGCGATTTGTAACGAACCCAAACCGACGAGTGCGCCTCCGATTCCTGCTAACAAAACGCCTAGGACGGTGACGACGCCTAGAATAGCCGCTGTTACCGCTAGCGTGATGGCCACGAACTTCTGCATACCTGGCGATAAATTATTAAACGCGTCTACAACTTTTTGCAAAACGGCAACTAGCGCGGATACGGCCGGGGTTAACGCTTTACCGACATTTATTTGTGCCGTCTCGAATGCGCCTGAAAGCTCTTCGATTCGCCCTTTCAAGTTGTTCATACGCTCGGCCGCAACGTCCGCCGCTTTGATCTTATCCATCGCATTAGCCATCTCGGTAAAACCTTTAGCCCCGGACTTGCCGAGAATTAATGCTCCGCGGATAGCATCGGAGCCGAAGATTTTGTACAGTGCTTCCTGTTTATCTTTGGCGGACATACCATCCAAGGCCTTAGAGAGTTCTCCGGATATCTCGGTCATACTTTTAATGTTTCCTTGAGCATCGAAAAACTTATTGTCCATCACCCCAAGTGCAATCGATGCCTTAGAAAATGCTTTTTCAAATGAGGCCGTACCCTTCTTTAAGCCGGTTGTCTTGGTAACGTAAGCATCCATCGCTTTGTAAATATCTCCGAGATCTTGGCTAGCCGGTTTAAATCCCTGTTTAGCCAACTGCTCAAACGCTTTTTTCGTATCTAATGAAACAAGGCCGAGAGACTCCATTGTTGTATAAGCACCGTCTGTCATTGGCACTAAACGACTTAACATTGTTTTTAGTGATGTACCAGCATCAGAACCCTTTAGTCCATTCTGCGCAAATACTGCGAGTGCGGTAGACGTGTCTTTGAAAGATAAACCCATGCCCGCGGCTACCGCTGAAGTCATGGACAGTCCGTACTTCATTTCTCCGACAGAAGTAGCCGAAGCATTAGCCGCTCCTGCTAGAATGTCGGCAGCCTTGGCAACACTTAAATTATCGTCTTTGAACGCATTGAGCGCGGTAGAGGCGATTTCTGCAGCATCTGCCAGTTCAAGATCACCGGCTGTCGCTAATGAAAGTGCGCCGGAAAGGCCTCCGCCCATGATGTCTTTGGTAGATACGCCTGCTTTAACGAGCTCTTCCATACCTTGCGCAGCCTCTAGCGCGCTGTATTTCGTATCCGCACCGAGTTTAACCGCCAAGTTCGTTAAAGCGTCGCTATATTTATTCGCCTCTGCCGGGTCCATTACCGATTTAACGTTCGACATTTGCTGCTCGAAGTCCATCGATTTCTTTGTCGCGAGTCCGAGGGCTCCGCTGATTGCTAACGTTGCAACGCCGAATGATGTCGCGATTTCGGAGCCAATCGACTGTAATTTTCCGCCAATTGTTCGAAGGTTTTCGCCGCTCTCTTGCGCTTGCGTTCCCATACGGTGCCACGCATTCGCTTGCTGTTCAATCTGCGTGTTAGTCGCTCTTAATTGCGCTTGCGTCTCACGGAGCTGTGCGGTAGCTTCGTTCATTCTTGCGCTAAGCTCTTGCGTCTCCTGAGCGTCTTCTCCTTTTGCGCGCTTGGCTTCGAGATATAGTCGGCGAAGATCTTTTAAGCGTTGTTGCTGAAGATCGATTGATTTAGTTAGGTGGTCGGCTTTCTGCCTCAGTTGATCCGAGGTCGATCCGAAGTTATCAATGCCGGCCGTTGTCGCTTTAAACGCCGCGTCAAGCGCACGCATTTTCGTCGTGATCGTATTGACGCTCGCATTTAGTTTTGCTCCTAGCTGTGCGAATCCCGTACTCTGCTCTCTAATCCGCTTATTAACGAGGTCGAGTTGATCCTCGGTTTTCCTCATGGCCGCTAATGCTTTGTTGTACTGCGTCAGTAACCGGACAGAGGCGTCATTGTCTTTTCCCTTTACTCGTACACTCTCTTCATACCGACGTTTAAGCTCGGACAGCTTCGATGTGTGTACCTGCATCGTACGATTAAGCACGTTCGCTTTCTGATTAAGAGCGTCAAGACTGTTATCGAATCTACCGGCGCCAGCCATCGTTGCCTTGAATTCACTATTAACAGCCTCAAGTTTCTTGTTGATACCATCGAGGCCGCGAGTTAACTCAGCGCTATCTAGTCCGATACTGACCCGCAAAGAGCCGAGTGATTCCGCCATGCTTTACCTCCTTTCTAAAAACCGAGTACCTGATCGATATAGACTTCCTTCTTCCCACCGCTTGAATCGCTGCTCTTGTCTTTTCCGCCTCCGGAAAATTGCATAAGCTCGAAGAACCAACCTATGTCCATTTCGTCGAGATAATAGATATCTTGTGGGCGCTCCATGCTATCGAGATAAAGCTTTTTAAGGTCGTATTCAAGCTTTTCGAGGAAGTCTAACGGGAAAAGGTACCCTGGCTTTAGTTTTTTGCCGGAGTCTCCGCAGTGGCTTCGCCTTCATCTTTTGTAGCAGCAGTCTGCTCAACGCCCGCATTTACCGTCCCGACAACGCCTTGGACAGTGTCCGAGATTGTTGGGATCATTTTTTCAGAAGCAATTCCGTCGTAGAATTCATCAAGTGAGAATTGGTTGTCATAAACACGAACAACATAATCAACGAGGTTATCGAGATCGCCGACGTCTAGTTCGTCAAAATTGCTTGTTTTCGATAGCTTGATAGCTTCGCGAAGCATTCTTCCTTTAATAAATGGCGCGTGAAATACCTTTTCTTCACCGTTGATAAGTAATGTAATTTGCATGCAAACACTCTCCTAATTTTTGTTTTTTTGAGCGAACAAATAAAAAGAGAGCCGGCCGCCACCGAACTCTCTGATATGAATCTTTACTCGCCTGAAGGCGGTGTTTCGCCGCCGGTAGACGATGAAGGCTCGTAAACTTTCGTGAACCATTCGTTAATAACCGTTTGATTAACGCCTTCACCTTTCGTGTAAACTGAACGGCCCCAAACACCGTCAAACTCACGACGCATGAATGTGCCGGAAATTGAATCCGTTTGGAATTCCGGACTATCCGTTTTAGTAGCGAACTCTTCTTCCTGCAGCTGGAATTTACCTTTATATAGCGCGTAGAGCTTATCGCCGCCACCCGATACTTGCGATTTAAAGAGTAACGCACCGTATGGCGCCAAATCAGTGTCTTTCTTCTCGAGCACGCCATCAGCATTAACCGTATGTCCGAGTAATAACGCCTGAATGTCGTGGGACAACTGGTCAACGCCGATTTCTACCTCGACGCCACCGAAAGCCGTTTCGATCTCAGACGGTCCATCATCCGCGTTCAAAGTTTCGCTGTTTGTGTTCGGTGAAATAGACGCCTCAATCGCCTTACCGATCTTAACCGGTTTATCGTAAGTGGCGCCCGCTTCATCGTCCTTAATCAATTTCGCAAAGTAAATATCACGTAATCCCATGCGTGTTCCTGCCAAATTTACTCCTCCTCTGTATTTTGCGCATAATAAAAACGGAGCACCTTGTGGTAGATCTCCGTTTCGTTTTCGTATAGGTCGTACTGCCCTAAGCGACCAAAGCCCGCGTCAACGAGCTGTTTCTTAACGCCGGTTTCTAGCCGTGCGTATTCGCTAGGGTCCTTCGTATAAATATCAACTTGAACGTAAAATCCCGTCGCTTCCTCGGCATCTTCCGCATTGAGTGCGCTCTTTTCGTCGTAGAAGAAAAACCGGAGATACGTTTCGTCCTCTCCGCGATATTTAAGAAAAACAACGGGTACGCCCAACGGTTTAAGCGCCGAATTAACGATTGCCCGCGCACTCATCGAAATAACTCCCTTTCTAAATAGCGTCTGATCTCGCGCTGTGCTTCGTTCTTTTTCGCGTTGAAAGACGGTTCAATAAAAGGCATCGCTTGGTGTCCCGGGTGATCGACTTCTCTGCCGTAGAATGTAGATCCATCGCTCATAACCTTTTTGTTCTTCGCTTTTTCTAAGTGCGGACTGGTACCGAACTCAGCGAATCGCGATATAAAATCAAGGTCGCTCGGTCCGATTTCGATAATGTCGTTCTTAACGTCGCTGACCAGGATCTTACTTTGTGCGCTAGGCTTCCGCGCTTCCATCTCTTCAAATACCGGCTTAGCGCCGGCCTCAAGCGCGCCTTTCTTAACGGACTGAGATTCCCGTCCCATCCGGTTTAGCCTCGCCATCAGCTCGCGCATGCCTTTAACGTTTGATCTTGAGCTCACTTAACGTCGACCTCCTTCGCAATAATCGTGAAGGTAACGTTTGCTTCGTTATCGTTGATAATGCTTTCGATCTCGAACTCTCGTCCGTCATATTTAACGCGCATCTTGTTATTAAGCAGCGTCTTCATTCGCTTTGAATAACGAATGATAAAACGGGTCGTTCTCTCGGCCTGAATTGTGGCTGCCGCAATAAATTCTCGGCCCTGTAACGTCTTTACTGCCGACCAAACCGTGGCAACCGGCGTCCAGCCATCGATCTCAAACCCTTCGTCATTCGTTGTGTTTGCGTACTGCAAAAACGTGATCCGCTTATTAAAACTTCCGATGTTTACCGCCATAGCGCTCACCTCAATTGAAGGATCATACCGGCGATTTTTGTTCCGCTGTTAGCTGTCGTCCTGTTTTCGTAGGCGTCCGCAACAAAGATCAGCGCCGCCATCTTGTACAGGTCCGACATGGTGTCCGTTACGCCTGCGTTTTCCATATGCTTTTCTGCTGCGGAAATAAAAAAGGAGACGAGTTTATCCTCCTCATCTCCGTCAATCCGCAAGTATTCTTTTGCTTCCTCAAGCGTAAGAGCCATCGTTATTCACCTGCCGGTGGTGTCGGTTCGTTAACGGTAAGTGCAACCGTCGTCTCAACCGAAGGTTTTACCTTAGACGCGACTGTGATCGTCGTTGTGCCGGCCGCTTTAGCCGTTACTAAGCCGGATCTTGATACGGTTGCTGTTGCGGTGCTACTAGACGTATAGGTCACGTTTTGGTCTGCGCCTGCTGGCGAAACTGTTGCGTTAATCTGGTACGTATCGCCGATCGTTAATGTCTTAGATGATTCCGTTACGTTAACGCTTGTAGGTTCGGTCGCTAACGTTGTAACTGAAAGCTCGGCGCTAAGTGGTGACGGATCACCGACGTTAGGAATTGCGCGAACCTGGTATTTATACGTAGTTAATTGCGTCAAGCCGCTGTCTGCAAACGACGTTCCTACGCGTGTTCCGATAGATACTCCGTCTCTATATACTTCGTATTCTTTAATGCCCCCGTTAATGGCTACGGCGTCCCAGCTAAGTGACACCGATGTGTCTTTAGGAGTCGCCGTTAACCCTTGGGGCGCATTAGGGCGCAGTTACAACGGACGCGATACGGAAAGCAGATTTAAGTTTGATTTTGTGATCGAACCAAGCAGTCAGTACGAATAAGTTTTCGCCTGTGCTGATGTCTTTGTCGCTTTCGTAAGTGATCGCAGGATCGTAGTTAAAGTGAGAGTAACGGAAGTCACCGACGATTGGTTTAACCGCAGCATCAGAGAATACAACCGGTTTACCGATGATTTGCTCTGGCTGAGCGTTGTAAAGAGTTGCGCTGCCGTTCGCAAGAGTTTCGATCATTTCAAGGTAATCAGAATAGCGCATCATAACTTTTGCGTTATCACGGAAGTCTTCTGCAAGATCGGCGAGTGCCGCTTTGATTGCTTTATATGTGCTGTCTCCCTGAACTTCTTTGATTCCTGCACCGTAGAATGACATTTCTTCTTCGCCAGTTTTCGGAGTCACAGCGAAAGAAACTTTCTTTTCTTTTGCAGCCAAACCGGACTGAAGCGCTCTCTCAACAGTAGAAACCAAATCTGTATCAGTCGCAGCCAAAATAGTTTCAGAGATTTTAGCTTTAACTTTGAATTTACGACGGCCGAAAGTAACGACTGAACCTTCAACTTCTAGTTCCTTAGCAGTCTGTGTATCTTGAATGAAATCGTCATCATCTAAAGAAAAGTCCACTTTTGGGATCTCAAGATTTGTAACGTTAGTGTAAGTTGATACATTGCGTAATGGGTTTGTTACAAAAGGCTCATGTAAAAGCTCTTGTGAAACTGTTTTAGGAAGGAGTTTTTCGCCGCCAGTTCCATTGTTGTCTCCTAAAACCGCTCTAACTTCTTGTGCAGGAACTTCTTTACGTACAGCTGCGCGAATGAATCCGGCTTTGGCTGAGATTTTTTGTACTTCAGGATCGTTACTGGATAGCCCCGCAGATACACCAGCTTTTGCTTTTTCTAAGCTCGCTTGGATTTTGGCTTTTTGCTCGCGCTCTAAAGAATCATGTTGGTTTTGAAGGATATCCATACGCTCTTTAAGGTCATCTTTCTTCTGTTTAAGGGCTCTTACATCTTCGATAGAAGCGTTCGGATCAGCAGCTTTGTTCATGATTTCTTTTTCTACTGACGCCAATTGTGTACCTACAGTGTTTAAGTTAGCCTTCAGATCAAATAGTTCCATTAAATAATTCCCCCATTTTTGAGTTTTAGTAAGTTTGTTTGTGCTTCCGCGATCAATTGCTCGCGTTCCAAGTGCTCTCTTTCCGCCTGCTTTTCGTCTTCTTGCGTTTGATTAAGTAAAGCGTCCGGAGTATTCCGGTAACTCGCGAATAACTTCGTATCTACTTTCGCAGCCACTTGCTTAGGCGCTTCGATGCTGTCGCAAAGCCCTAATTCGAGGCATTCTTGCGCTGTAAGCCACGTTTCAGCGTCCAAAAGCGCGATTAAACGGTCACGATCAAGCTTTTCGCCTGCTTTTCCGAGATAAGCCTCGATAAGACTTTCGCGAATACGGTCCATGTCATCGGCTTGCTTGCGGAGTTCGTCCGCATTGCCCTGCGCTAATGTCCACGGATTGTGAATCATCATCATCGCGTTTGCGGGCATAAAAATAGCGTCACCGGACATTGCGATGACGCTTGCGATACTGGCCGCCAGCCCGTCGACGTAAACGTTAACGTGGGCTTTGTGCCGCTTTATGATGTTGTAGATCGAATTTCCTTCGAAAACGGACCCGCCAGGCGAGTTAATATAGATATTCAGCGTTGAAACGTCGCCAAGTTCGTCTAAATCCGCCTTAAAAGTCTGCGCTGTTACTTCGTCGCCCCAAAATTGAGCCGAACTAATTTCGCTGTAAATGTAAACTTCGCCAGCCTTAGCGTCATTCTTCGCCGCTTTGATTTCCCAGAACTTCTTTATCGTCCTCACCTCCCTTCGAGTCTTCGTTATCATCTTCGTTAGTCTTTAACGTTGGAGGCGTTGGCGCATCGGTGCTCGTGATTTTCTGCTGCGCGACTTGATCGATCGGGAATAAGTCTTTGCTTAAATAAAGCGTATCTCCGCCCTTTTCTGGCGGTAAATCCTCCCACGCACGCACCTCATTCGGCTTAAACCAGCCGCTCCGGATGCCTTGTTGATAGAAATTACCGCGAGTCTGCATGTCCCCACGCAATAACGCGTTCATGCTGAACTTAAAATAATAACCGGCCTTGCGTTCCTGATCGGTCAGCAGCTTCCGGTTAAATTCCTTTTCGTATTGAGTTGCGATAGGCATCAGCGTGCCTTGCACATAATCGATGTAAAGTTGCTCCATGTTCGATACGCTGCCTTGCGTTTCGCCGAGCATGTATAACGGTATGTTAAAAGCCTGCGCAACCCTTGAACGAGTCACCTTTTCGACTTCAAATGCCTTCGTATCGATGAATTCCTTCTTTAATTCGCGTATATTAACGCCTTGCTCCTGGATTAAGATACCGCCGTTATCTCTATAGAAGCTTTTAAAGTTCTCGAGCATCTCCGCTTTCCGCTTATCGTCCAGTTGCGTTGCAAGTTCGAGAATAAACGATATCTTGGCGCCGTCCATCTGTTCGAGACTGAACGTCCTTACATCGCGATCAAAGTCGAGTGCATTCCGCAATACCTTTAACGGCGAGATTCCTTTCAGTCCGTCAACCGACGTATACTTAACGTGAATCATATCCATGTTGTGAACGAAGTAGTTGCCGTTATCACCGAATACCTCGTACCAGAGCTCGCGAGACGTTTCTTCAATGACCGGCTGCACTCGTGAAGGATCTAGAACGTCCAATCCGACGACTTCGTATCGCATTCCGTACCGTTTTATCGCGTAAGCATTACCGTAAACAGCTCGATGTGTCTCTAAAAGTCCGATAAGTTCACCGGAAGTCATGTTATGGTTCGGCGCGTACGTTAATAGTTCTGATGCCTGCGACTCGATTGGCTGATAGTTCTTGTACGCTTTGATCGGTAAACTTGCCATCGTATTTGACAGCCGAGATACAGCCGAAAAGACTGTTTCGTTATCTGCCAGCGTTGTCTCTCCGTAGTTGCCGAAAATACTGGCGCGAGGAATAAACCAATGCGGTAGGTCCTTTTTAACGGCCGCCTTTGCTTCGGATGCGCCTCCGAAAAAGCTTCGTACGTTGCTCCAAAAGCCCATTTTCTCACCTCCTAACCGTTTAATAGATCGTTAATCGAGATAAATCCGACGCTTCCGCCTCCAACCGGCTTCGTCATGTCGAGATATACCTGCGAATGGGCGTTCAGGAACGCGGCAAAGCCGTCTATTTTTCGGTAGCGCGTCTGTTTGGTCGGCAGCCAGTTTCCGTTGCGATCTTCGACCAGCTTGACGTTGTTTAAGTACCACGTAAAGAGTTTGTTTTCGTTATACACGACTCTTCCGTCGAGCAATAATTCTTTAACGTTCTTCAACGGATCGCTCAGCGTAATGTAACCCTGCCGCACGACCTCCGTTTGAAAGCCGTAGTTCTGCAGGTCTTGCACCAACCGCATCGCATTCGCAGGGTCAAACGTGATCTTTTCGATCTGATATTTGCGCGACATTTCCACGAACCAATCGTAAACGTACTCGTATTCAACGTATTCGCCCGGAATAATCGTCAAATAACCGTCGGCCTCAAACCCACGGTAGTCGATTTTTTCGTTATCTTTTTGTACTTTTGCCGCCGGGACCCACGAATGAGACAAAACAAAAACGCGATTATCCGGCAAGATAAATTCCAGACACGCGCTCGTAAAGTCTTCCGTTTGTGATAAGTCGAAGCCGCCGATGCATCTCATGCCACGCAACGATTCCGGATCGACCCGTCCGTTATTGCGCTTGATGACCTCGAAGTCGATAAAGCTTTCTTCGCCGTTGTCAACGAAGATATTGAACCGCTTGACCAGCCAGTCGTTGTATTCGCGTGGGACGTGTCGGTCTGCGTTAAAGTCCTGAATCATCGACGGAATATCCATCGTTACGCCGATGTTTGGGTTCGCTTTGATCCACATTTCCGGGTTTTCGACCTCGGATATGTCGTCTAATTCCGCCATAAAGTAGAAATTTCGCTCCTGAACGTTGCTTCCGTCAAGAACATCGGAGGCAATTTCGTAATATTCGACTAAAGGACCGTCCAGCTGATAACCTGCCGTCGTAATGTAAATGATTAACGGCTGAGTCCGCGCAGCCCTTGAGTTCTTGATTACGCTGATAAGCTTCGAATCTTTGAATTCGTGGATCTCATCGAATATGCCGAGGTGCGTATTTAAGCCGTCCAACTTTTCGCTATCTGACGCCCGCGCTTCGATTTGACTCATTGACGCGTCGTGATAAATGCCTTTCTGATTTTCGCGAATATGTTTACGAAGCTTTGGCGATTTTCTAATCATGGCGCGACTCTCTTCGAAAAGCACGCCCGCCTGCTGCTTCGAGTTAGCTAAAACGTAGGCTCTGGCGCCAGGTTCGCCGTCTTTTGTTATCGCAAAGTTGGCCAATCCGCTGATTTTCGTTGTTTTTCCGTTCTTACGGCCAACGAATATAAGGCCTTCGCGGAAACGTCGCAGTCGAGTATCGCGATGAACCCAACCGTACAGCGATCCGATTACGAAGTGCTGCCACGGCTGAAGCGTTAAGTTTGAATAACGGCCCTGTGACGGCTTGCAGTACCGCTCGATAAATTGGATCGGACGGTGTCCTTTTTCTTCGTCAAAGACGTAAGGGAATTCGTCAGTGCCGGCGCGTTCAAGATCGCGAAGGTGACGTTTGCAAGCGAGGATATTTTTCTTACTCGCGACTATTTCACCTGACGTTACCTTTTCCGCATACCAAGTCGTTAGCAACTTTTCGGCCGGGTTTTCACGTATAAATCCGGCTATTTTTTGCGTTTTTAGCCAGTTTTCGTACCATTTTTCGACCTCTGTAGCGTTAGAATTTACTGAAATCGTCGTCATCGTCATCACCGCCCGCGTTTAATTCTTTGCGCTGTGCCGGCGTTAGATCGAGCGATTTCAGAAGGTTATTTAATGTCGTAACCGTCTTCGTAAGCTCAATCGCTAACGGATTTTTGACGAGATTTTCCGCGCCTGCCTTGTTCGTATGCCGCATCATTAAAGGGTTTTCCGCCACTTCCTTTTTTAATCGGCGGTAGAACTTATGCGTATCGACGTAAAGATCGATAAGCTCTTCGTCCGATTCCGTATACCTGTCGCCAAGATATTCGCGCAGCCTTTTCGCAGTAGGTACCGCCATATGATCGCTCCTTTCGTCCGGGGGTTTTACCCCCTTTAATGTAAAATTTCCGGTTGCGCTACAAGCGAAGGGGCCTCGCCGGTCCTTACGTTTTTGCCTTCGAAATCCCAACGGTAGGGGGGCTATAGATCAGGATTAGCCTTCGCCTTCACCACGTTAATCTTACGCTTCTTCTTCGCCTTTTCAGCCGGTCCAGCGCCTTTTTCCGGATGCCTTCGGTTGTGGCACGGATTGCATAAACTTACGAGATTTTCGAGTGTTAGTGATAATTCCGGATGATCGCGGAGTTCTTTGATATGATGAACCGTCTGAGCCTTCGTTATCTTACGTTCTTTGAGACAGTCTTGGCATACGCCGTGGTCACGCGCAAGAGCCAACGCCCTGCACTCCGTCCATGCCTTCGACTTATAGAACGCTCGTGCTTCGGGATCGCGCTTGTGCTTGTCGTAGTAGTTCAAGGCATCGCCTCCTTTCGTATACTAAAGCGTCAATCACTCTACAGTGACTAACCAATTCGACGCGCCCCACCAATACCGTTGCACTTTGTCTTTATCTTTTATATAAGTTCTTTATCGCGATAAGGTACTTAATAGATTACAATATCTGCGTATCGTATGAGCGCAGCGAATAGATCGCTATTACTTGTTTCTTTTTTACCTATTGCTCTTTTACTTCTTTCTCTTTTTACAATGGGGTCAGAACACATTACCCGTAGTGTGGTCTAGCCCCATTACCGATAGTGTGGTCAGAACACATGAAGCGTCGTATCAACGTTTGCGCCGTCTCATCCGATACACATCGAAGTCCGGCACGATCTTCTCACCGTCTTCATTAACGATATAACCATCGTCAGTTATGTGCGGACAGAATGACGGAAAGTACCACTTAAAGCGCTTCGTCCCTTCGTAGTGTCCGGTCGTCCGTATGATCCCGTTCGTCTCTAAGATCGCGGCCAGCAAATTGATTCGGTGCTTATCTATACGCAAGTGTTGCTGAATCGTATCGTAGTTTAAGAAGCATGCGCCGAACCTATCGTTTGTGCTACCGTCACTTCGCGTATGATTACCGTCAATATACGACTGCAGTAGAAAGTAAAACGCCACCACATCGCGTATCTCCGGCTTACGTTTGTAATCGGCATAAGCTACGTCACAGGCTTCGTTAATCAATCGAGGAAATACCTTGCGCATGAGCTCGCGGCTGTATACCTCGAACCCTTGCGGACTGTCTAAGAGCGCGGCTTTATCATTCGGCATTGGCTTGCGTTCTGGTTGGTCGCCGCTGTTAAGCGCTACAACGTTAGTCACTCAGCGCCCAACTCCTTCCGAATCAATCGCTCGGCTTCTTCGAATGAAAGGTCGGAGGCATCCGGAAATTCAAATATAGCTTGCGCGCGATTACCGGATTCAAAATCGATAGTAGCTTCGACTTTTGTTCCTATACGGTGCCGCTGAGGTAATCCGCCCTTATCTTCGAAGAATATCAAGTCTCGCATACGCTCCATCTGATTAACTTTTATGTTCATTCTTCCGTCGCCTCCTCTACGTAAATCACTTCGGCTGCCAATTTGAAAAGCCACTGAAAATGCGGATCTTTTACGATTGGGTTTTCGGCATAACCCGGCAGCATAAATAGCGTTGCATTTTCCGCGTTGATGCCGTCAATTCCGCCAGGTCTACGCGATACAAATTGCGTGTACTTAAAGTTCGGATATTTCGTTTTCACACGTTTCCATACCGCCTGAGCTTCGTTAACGGTCCGTCCTACAACGAGAGCTGTGCGCCATTTCTCTTTCGGTGCGAAAAAGGCTCGGTGCAACGTATCGAGCTGTTCGTTGAATTCGTCGCTGGCGGTGAGTTTAACGGTTATCTTTTCGCTCATTGGCGCTCAGCCCGTTTTATTTTCTCTTTACTAGCAGAAGCAAAATAGAAATCGAAAATGATCGCAAGTGGAAACAGCGGTATCTTTATTAGCGTAATGACTAACGCAATCAGTAAAGTCGCGGCCGCCTTTTCTTTGTCGACCTGCTTTGTTCGTAATAGTTCACGTAGCTCATCGTCAGACGATCCGGATACATATAAAGACGCGATCGTAAATTTAAACATAAGGCCCGCGTAGATCATTCCGGCAATGAGGTAAACCAATAGCGTCCCCATCAACGATCGCCCTTCCGGAAGCTTACTCGGCGAATTTCTTTCTCGTCGAGACACAATCCGGCATCATATACCGCCTGCTGCTCCTCCCGCAATTCAGCCAGCGCCTTAGTCGCCGCCTTTGCTTCGCGCTGTAGCGCTTTGAGTCCGGTTATTGCTTCGGATACCTCTACGTTTACTTTTACGTTGATGTCACCCGTTGCGTAGATATTTCCGGTTTTAGATTCTAGGCTGAATTTCGGAGTATCTACCCTCGCCATTTCTGAATTTCCTGTTGATTCGCGTTTGTCCGCCATTCAATCGTCTCCTTTTCGTTTCTTATTCGCTCGCATAACGCAAGCACAAAAAGACCTCCGCCGTGATGGCGGAAGCCTCGTTCTGATTGCGTATGTTGGCTTTTAGCAAGTTGCGATAACTTGACACGCCGCCTTGGCTATTCGTTTATTATGCGGGCGAGGATTTGCACCTCGCATAAGTTTACGGCCCTCCGGCTTGTCTGCGTCTACCTATTCCGCCACCGCATTCGTGATTTGCCCGTATATTAACGAGCGAAACAAAAGACAAATTATCGTCTTCAGAAACGCCTTGTACATCTTGGTACATGCGCAAATGGGATCGGAAGGTAAGACCGAAAATAACCCTTCCGCGCGGATATGGGAGCGTTGATCAGGCGCTCAAAGACCATTCCGCTTATTTTACGAGTTAACCCGCCCGGAAAAATCACACGAAATTAGCGTTTCTAACGTTCACCCTACCGAATACCCTCCGGCTGGATTAAAACGGCTGCGACGCGCTTATTTCGCTTTATATTCGTCAATAACTACGCAGAGGTACGCGTCAACACTGTTTTCGCTGCTGTCGTTAATACGATAGTTGTAATCTGCTAACGCCTCTTCGTACGTATCAAACACGATTTGACCAGCGTCGCAATAGTCGCTAAATACTGCGTACTTCATCCGCGAACACCTCCGTTTGCGCTACCGCCGCAATATGTATTAAAAGGACGCCAAGTTGCGGCTAGTGCCCGTTGTTATTCCGTAGGGGTGGCGTCCTTTACCGTACATACTGCGTGTTGTACGGTTGTTAAATAATTAAAGGCCTCGTCGTATCATGAGGCCCCGTTTCTTAGCGTATTGCTTTTTCAGTTCGTCTTTGAGTTCCTCTATCCTCCGATTTATATAAAGAACCTCACCGAGCTGCACTTCGTTTAATGGTTCGCAGTCAGCCGCAACCTTGTAATCGGTGATAAAATCGGTCTCTTCTGCTTCGTCATATGTCTCGGCAAGTTCCTCCTGTAATTCGTGTATTTCAGCGATTAAGTCCTCCGCACGAACCTCGATTTCTAGAAGCGCTTCTTCAACTTCTTTGCGTCTATGGTACATTTTCGCTTTGTTGTATAACGGGTCGAACTGGCGAATCATTTCCGTTTCATAAATATCGCGTTCATAATCGTTATCTACTTCGTAAAGTCTTACGTAACTAGCGAGATAATAAAATTCGCTGTTGCGTGAATGGTCAATGAACCTACGTTTGAAACTGACGCTCTTACCTACGTATAAAGGCGTGTTATCTGCGTCAAAGAATACGTAAACACCTGCGCGGTCAAACTCTTTCTTGTTCTTTACTTCTCTAGGTCTAGCAGTCTTATAATTCTCAGGAATAGTAATTTGGATCATACGGTGCCCTCCTCGTTATTGATAGAGGTTGTTCGGAGCTTACCCGAATCTGTCATGATCCTCCACCGGGTTTCATAACGTAAGACAGCATATTGGACACTTTAACAAGTATTTTTCAAATAAAAAATCAAATTATTTTCATCCAGTAAAAATCACCGGACAATGTAATTTGGCTTCTCTTTGTATTATTAAAATCTAATCGCGATCAAGGTACTAAGTAATTAATATCTGCGTCCGCTAATGAGCGTTAGCGAATAGTGGCGCTATTATTTAAGTAAGTCTTTATAAGTAAGTATATATAGTAAGTCTTTATACGCAGTGAAAATCACTGGAACGTCCAGTAAAAATCGCTGTATGATCCAGTAAAAATCACCGGACAAAATCCGCCTATGACCGCATCGACAGAATTTTCCCCGTCAGAAACAATCCAACGACCGCCTTCCGTTTCAGCATCGCCAAGTATAACCGCCTCGCCCAGCTCTCCTCGTGCTGCAGCGCTATCGCAACCGCCTTCCCTACGTTCGGATGTTCGACTATGCGCTTAATCAGCGTCAACTTTTCGCGCACTGTTTTACGGCAACCCGGCTTGAATTCGTTTTGTATGCAGCCGTTAACCGCGATATAACATTTCCTCCGCGCCAGATCTACCGCAACTTGCTCGCTGTATAAGCTCCACCGTTTCGCGTACCGTTCAAGCGTATCGCTATCGATGTACGAATCGAATAGCTCCGGATTATATTCGCGCATCAAACTCGCGTCATTGATCTGCCGGTAATGGTACAACGGCCTGTCGATATAGTATGCCGTCTGACAATACGTAAATGCGTCCATGTTGAACAGCCAATCTTCGCCGAGGTACTTGCCGTCAGGAAACGTTATGTTATGCGTATCAAGCATGCTTCTGCGGATTACTTTGCCGACGCCGCCGTACGATCCGTTGTATAAGAAGTCCGTTAATATAGTCGCCTTAATTTCGGCCCGTCCGATCGGCTCATTCGCTTTTGCGCTATAACTTTTCGTGTAGCTTCTCGACGCGTCTTCGTAATCCCAACGCATGTCCGTAAACACAATATCTGCGTTGTTTTCACGGGCAGCTTCGTACATAATCTCGTAAGCTTCCGGCTCGACCCAGTCGTCCGAGTCGATAAACGCCACGTATTCGCCGCGCGCCTGCTTCAGCGCTGTATTACGCGCCGTCCCGGGCCCTTGATTCGCCTGATAAATCGGTTTGACTCGTTCATCTATCGTGGAATAGTACCGCAAAATATTGTGCGTCGCATCAGTCGAGCCGTCATCTACGACCAAAACCTCGATATTTTTAAGCGTCTGTCCGAGCACGCTGTCGATGCAATCGCAAAGATACTTTTCGCCATTATATACCGGTATAATAACGCTCATTTTCGGAATCATTTATAACCGTCCTTCCAGTTCGGGAATTCCCGAACTTTATTCGATAGGATAATTATACCAACGCGCGCTCGAATTTCAACACAAAAAAAGACGCCGATTTACTCAGCGTCCTCTTCTGCGGCTTCTTCAATTTCAAATAGCTCATCGACTCTTACGCCGAGCGCCTTCGCTATTGAAAAAACGTGCCAATCTTCGTGGCGACTATTCTTATCGAAGCGCGATATAGAACCTTGCGGGACGCCCGATGCTTTCGAAAGTCTTACTTGCGTCCACCCTTTCGCCTTCATAACGGCGTTTAGACGCGGCGTTGCGTTTAGTTTCATTTCGACCACCTCTGCGACCATTATACGATATCGAATAAATTTCTGCAAATCCGTTGACATACGTTATCGTATATAGTATATTTAAGACGACGAAGGGCCCTCGTTAATAAAATCCGAGAGGGGTAACAAAATGATTAACGATCCACGAAAACTGAATAAGGCGATCAAAGAACGAAACGGAGGCGCAGCCCCACCGACCAAAGCAAAGCTGCACCGTCCGAATCGAACGAAGCACTTCCAGTATATCACAGCGTTTATTCTATGCGCAATGTTATTCGCATTCACCGCAGTCACCGCACAAGCCACCGATGTTTACCGCAACTTTGCCGAACTCCAATCCAACGAACCCGATACGAACTACAACATTTTAGCAATCGACCGCACTTCGCCCGTTTTGATACTCGCACCGCATGGCGGCAGTATTGAAGGTGGAACTAGCGAACTTGCTCGCGAACTCAGTAAAAACTATTCTACGTATCTATTCGAATCTCTTAAGACGCCGAACGGCTTCGACCTCCACATCACGAGTACCCATTTCGACGAACCGACTGCGCTTGACTTAGTTGCGCGGCACCAACGCGTTATATCGCTCCACGGTTACAGCGACAGCGCCGAGCATATTATCGTAGGCGGCACCGATCCTGTTCGTGGTCAGACGTTAGTAGATCGCTTGAACGCCGCCGGCTTTAGTGCCGAACTCGTAGGCGCCGGCCATCGATTTGCAGGCGCGAGTAGCGCGAACATAGCGAATAAGTGCATAACCGGCGAAAGCTTACAGATCGAGCTGAGTACCGGTTTGCGTAAAAGCATGTTCGGTAAGTTCTCGCTTAACGGACGCGCCGGAACCGAAACCGAGACGTTCTATAAGTTTGCCGGGCTGCTGTCGGAGTTCATTAACGAAAACTATAACGTTGGAGGTAACGAATAATGATGCGATATACATTGGAAGTCGAAAAGTACGATGTGCGCTGGGACGGGACTGAGGCGGCTATGACTACACGAGGAATTAATCGCGCAATATACGAGGCGGCTGAGGCTGGGTACTCTGAGGTCGAAATCCCTAAAGGGAATTATCTTATCGATGCAGTAAACCGCCTTGCAGTTAAACCGGAAGAAGGCGCAGGGATACGTGTACCGTCACACATGACCCTAATATTGCATCCAAAAGCAGAACTTATTGTAGAGCCAAACAGTTCTTACGGATATTCCTGCATCTACCTTGGAGAAGTCGAAAACGTGACGATAAAAGGCGGAAAGATACGCGGCGAACGTTATCAGCACGACTTTACCGGGCACGGCAATCTAAAAAAGAAGGAAACTCACGAATGGGGTTACGGCATAAACGTACATGGCGCCAAAGATGTCGTGATCGAAGGCGTTGATATTGCGGATTGCACAGGTGATTGTATTATGGTGAACGCTCAAGGCATGCTAAACGTGCCGTGGACGACTTACCGGCCTGCCCGCAATATTACGATTGAGCGCTGTAAATTGGATGGTGCTCGTCGAAACAATATATCGGTCACTGGCGGCGAGGATGTGAAAATCGATAAAAACGTAATAACCAACGCTGGCATAAACGATGGCTGCAAGCCTATGTTCGGCATTGATATCGAAGGTTACGGAGAAGGCAATATCGACTACGAAGAGCCTCGCAATGTGAGGATAACGAATAATACGTTCAAAGGAAATATATTGCAGTCCGTTTGCAACTTCAGCGGATACGAGGTCGTCATTTCCGGAAACTATTCGGATAACTCGATCTCTTATGGATTCGGAACCGACACTACTATCTCAAATAATACGTTAGTACGTACGGACAAGAAATATACCGCAATTACGAGCCTCGGCGTTTCTGCCGGCTTTACTGGAAATAACACGACAATCACCGGAAATACGATAAAAGGCTTCAGCAGTGGTATTGACGTCCGGGGTGCAGACGTCTCAGTATCCGGAAATACAATTTCGGAGCTCAGCGCTGATGGCACCGCATTGGCCACCTTCGAAGCCAAGAACGTTAAGTTTTCGGATAACATCGTAAACCACTGTCCGGGTAAATTATGTAGCGCGCGTAACTCAAAAGATATAACGTTCGAAGGTAACGATCTCCACGATTCGGATATTACTGCGATAGAGATTGCCGATTCCATTAACGTTAAAGCGAAGTCGAACGACATTAAACGCAGTAAGCAAGGCGTCGTAGTTACTCGGTCTTCGGCGAAACTGATAGACAACGACATTGATCTTACCGACTACTCTGGCGCAACAGGATACGCTATATCTTTCGATAAGGGAAGCGACGTGGATATCAAATACAGCCGCATACCAAAACCGGCAAACATGGCTATTTACGGAGAAAGCGCCGAAGGTCGAACCGTTCGCATTAAGAACAACGACATCACTGACGCGAAATGCTTGATACCGATTTACGTCGTCGGTGGTAAAAACCCTGAAATATCCGGAAATGACATAACGTTTAATCGGAAGGCTTCGGGCGGTTACGGAATTCAAACGAAAAACACCGACGGTGCCTTAGTAAAGGAAAACGTTGTGTATTCGTCCAACTCTTTCGGGCTGTACAATCCGATAAAGACTTCCGATTCTATTAATTCGCGGGTCATCGGAAATAAGATAGCCGGAACCCTATCGCTTAACCAAACCGATATAGAAACGAATAATATTTCAATTTAATCGTTGACTTACGTTATACGATATCGTATAATAGATTTATAGAGAGGAGGGGAAAAACGATTGAACGCGGAAACGGTACTAATCATAACGGCGATAGTAAACTTCGTCATTGCGGTAACGAATCTGGCAACCGCCTGTGTTAACGCAAAAAACGCTAATCGCAAAAACGACTAGCGCCAGAACATTGATACGGGGTTGATTGGAGAGTCCGCCCCGTGTCTCTTATAGTACCGTAACCAAAATGCAAACACAAGGAGGCGAGCGCGCCATGTTAACGGGATTAACCATCGGCATTACGGCGGCGGCCCTGATCGTAGCAATCGCGGGTCTTGTCGTAGCACTAAAACGGAGGCGATAACGGTATGGAACAGCTTATGATTCGTAAAGTATGGCCGGATGTACCGGCATTAACGCCGCAGCAGGAAGCGCAGATCCTCGAATTATACGTGCGCCCCGCCGCCAATTTCGGTCGATGCGGGCGCGCTTACCAAATCGGGATTAATACGCTAATGCAATATTTCGGATATCGTATCGAAAAGGAAACGGAGAGCCATAACGATGATTGAATACACTTGCCACGATTGCAATTACGCTAAGTTAGATATCGAAATCAAGCCGGACGCGCGCTGCCCTACGTGTGGTACGCGGCTGGAAGTAGAGGAGGAAATCGTATGAAACGTTTAGTTAAATCGCTCGTAATCACCGCAACCTTATTAACCGGCACTATTGCGTTGGCTCCGCAAGCTGACGCGGCATGGTCGGGATGGCAGACGGAGAAGTTCGGACACAAGGCGCGGGTATATACGAACGCAACCACGTACAGCAGTAGCGCAAGCACGGTCGACTGGAAAGCCGAAAAGAAAGACGGCGTCACACTGTATTATACGGCAGGCGTTTATAAAAAGCGCAGCGGCGGCGGTCTGACTGACACCGGCTTAGTACAGCGCGGAAGCTTCAAAACGGCAACGCCTCTGAAGTCGTTTAGTGCGAAGTCGATCCGCAGCAAGACCGGAAAAGGCACATACGTTATCCAGATCGACTGCTATTCGGATTCAGGCAAGCGCAAATACGTCGGTACGTTTGAGTCAGCGAAATTCAACGTTAAATAATGAACGAAATGAGCCGTTTCAAGCTTTCGGATACCTGTCGTACCTGAACGCGTCTGAGGCGGCTCTCTCGTTGTAATTTCGTGATATAATCGTTCTATACAACGATGTAGGACACGGAGGTACAGCGAAAATGGAGGAAAAATACGAGACTAACGGCCTTGATACGTCGATCACTTACGAATACAAGGAATTTCCGGACAAGCGCGCAGGACGATGCGACAATTGCGATTATACGCTGTTCAAAAGCTCGGTGAAGAGCGGGAAGTTTTTGCGCGAATGTAGAAGATGCGGTATGAAAAAGAATATTTAAACGCAAAAAGAAAGACGCCTTAATGGGCGTCCTTTTTCGTTTTATGCTCCTCTAACGATACTTTCTAGCGGACTAGCTCCCCGTGGCATTCCCATTCGCCTCACCTCCGACCTACATAGTAAAATTATACCACGCGTGCTTTCCTTTTCGCACCTATATTCGACCATATCGCGTCCTGCTTCCGTTTATTCTCGGCAGCTTCCGGAAACATACGAAAAAACTCGGCTTCGTCTTCGATGGGCTTGCGGAAATAATAGACGAGGTTCTTCGCGCCGCCTCCGTTCTCTACCGTTTGTATTAGCTGCGCCTGGACTAACGTTTTGACTGCGTTACGGTACGTTGAATCGCTCATGGCCAGCGCCCTAGCCGCCTGTTCTTGCGTTGGAAAGGCGTAACCGTAATCCGCATTATAAAACTTCAGCAGAAACGCGTATACCAACACGGCGTTACCGTTCAGCTTCGGAAAGTATTGATAATGCGTTAGAATAACGTTAGGTATGCCCGTATAGCCCGCCGCATTATCAAACGGCAGGGCCTTCGCTTTATCGCTCATATAATCGTCCTCCACTTAAATAATATTCGACTTAAGCCGGCTTACGGCGCTGCCACTCCGTCAACAAACGATCGAGTTCGGGCGTACGCGCATATTGCCAAAACTTCCGTAAAGTATTTTCGTTCAAGCCTACGCAGATATATCGTTGGTCATGGTCGCGCAGGAATTCGTATAGATTCGCAGAATAGCAGTAATAATAACCGTTGTGCATCCGATCGCACCTCCGTAAATAGATAAATAAAAAGGCGCTTATGCGCCCGTATGCTCTACCCTTTCGCCCGTTGCGATATTAACCGTGAATTGGCCGTCTGTACGTCCGTTAACAAAGTCGTTATAGCGCTTGCGACGTTGCTTATTGAGCGACTTGGCGCGCGCATCAACGAAAATAGATTCGTAAGTTGATAGCGAACGGCGCGTAGGTTCGGCGCGATTACGGCCCGTTTGATCGTACTCTTCCGCCAGCTTGCCGGATCGCTCTCCGTTCTTGCGCGTCGTTTCCAGGCGTTCGCTCATGATCGGATATTCCGCCTTCATTTTATTTTTATTCGTATCGGTTAATTCTTCGAAAAGTACGAGATCTGCCATGCGATCTAACGCGATGGAGTCTGGTTCTTTGTCCGTCGCGTCCACGTAAGCGTCCGTAAACGCCGTGATTCGTTCTATGCGCGCTACACGATCGGAGATATAAATGGACCGCAAGTCAAGACCGGCGTGCTCATCGGTCTTATACGCAACAATTTCACCATCAACCAACACGCGATCGCCTTCTTTCGGCCGGCCGGAAACACAGCGCCAAGCTAACGGACCGCCCGTCCTATAATCGCGCCTGACTTCGAGCTGTAATTCCGTAATCATTTCGTGCAATAAAGCGTTATCCATTAATTCGTCCCCCTTATCGCGTAGCCTTCGCCGTGGCTCGCCCAGTAGTAATAAACATCCGTTAACCTATCGACAGCTGCGTTTAAGTGAAATACGACGGCTTGTTGCGTAATGCCTATCCGTTCGCCCGCATCGGTTTGCGTTAATTCGCCGAAGTAAACGAGCTCAATCGCCTGACGTTGCCGATCCGTTAAGCCGGCGAGTTCAATCGCTTTATGAATGTCGATTAGCACTTCTACGGCCGCATAGTCGCCGCAACGCTTCCGGCTGACGAACTTCTGGTAATCGGCGAGTAATAGCTTGACGCCTTCTGCGTTATCTAGCGCATAGGCTGCGTTAAATTCGCGATCCTTTCGGTGTATGTCCACTCTGACTTTACCTATCTTCACCAACCCCCTCTGACATGTCGGATGCAAATCTAAAATAAAAGTTTTTTGATCTGGATTTTCTTCTCAAGATACACTGCTTAGAAATCGTGTCCCTCCTGACACCAGTCACTTTTGATGCTTCGGCACCACTTTCGTAAGTCGATATCACGTGTCCATCGGAACTAATTTGAGAAACAGGCTTTGAGTGTAATTTTTTCATCAACTCTCTATGTCTTTGGGGATCGATTAATCCGGTGCGCCAAGCGTGAATCTTATTTTCTCTAGGAGTAACCCACTCTAAGTTGGATACTTTATTATTCTTTTTATTCCCATCCTTATGGTTTACGTAATTTCTCTTCGTGTCTTTTTTAAGGAAAGCTAATGCAACCAACCTGTGAACACTGACATCTTTTCTGTTACCATTTAACCAGAGGACTACTTGCGAGTAACCATGTTTATCTCTCAGTTTTAGCTGCTTACCTGTGAGGTGGTTTCTAACATTACCTTGGTTGGAGACTTCGTAAGCGTCTCCACACTCCACCAATCCTTTCAATTTCCTCCACTCTTCTTTCAAAGCTAACCGTCCCCTTTCGTTGACTCCTTCGTTAATTTCGTTTATGCTTAACGTAAACGCTTCCGAAAGGAGTTTCGTTTATGGTTCTTACGTGGATATCTAACGAATATGTTGAACGTAAACTTAAAGCTTACATAACTATCGAAAAACAGCGGCGCCTGTTTGTTTCGACTGGAGCGCGCCGTGTAATCGGCCTGCCTACGGACGGTCCGTTTTATCTTGTAGTCGCATATGAACCGGAGTCCCGGCGCATCGTGGTCGGCAAGCCCGAATTAGTAAACCAACCGGACGTTAAGCCGTTCAAGTTCGATAAGCGCGGCAACGTATCAGCCATTCCGTTCTTGCGTAAGGTCGGTATTGATTTCGACAGCCTACCGCAGCGCTATTACTTGATCGGCGATGGCGAGGCGTCCAAGCAGCCGTATTTGGCGTATCCTTCGCATACATACGCGTTTCAGTTAGACGCTGATGCCAATTGATCCGCAAGCGCCCGTCCGATATACCACGCAACACGCGAAGCAATTCCGTTACCGACAATCCGATACTGCGCCGATAAAGAAATATCGTCTGGCAGGACGTAAGTATCTGGCGCAGATTGGATTCGGAGACATTCGCGAACGGTGAAACGGCGCGGCGCTTCCGTTGGGTGGATCGGCTGTCCACTGTTGTGATGCGCAGGAATTGTATTTGACGGCTTATCTAGCGATTGCACGCGATTGGCTTGATCGTATGTGTATTCGCTTTTTGGCGTCCAATACTTCCCGCAGTCTTGACGTTCGGGTTCCGGTAAATCTCCGATCACATCCCGCAATACTCGCGTCTGATAATCGCCTTCTAACGGCTTCGGAAACTCAAACGTAAATCCAAGATCCTTCCGCACACCAACGATAAACACCCGCTCTCGCTTCTGTGCTACTCCGTAATGCCATGCATTTATTACCTGCCAACTAATCTCGTAACCTATTTCGTTAAACTTCTCGATAAGTGCGTCGAATGTAGGGCGGTGGCGCTTCGTTATCAATCCCTTAACGTTTTCAAACACGAAGGCTTTCGGCTGCTTTCGTTCAATGATTTCGAGATACCGCCATACGAGTTTACCGCGTTCTCCGTCAGCGCCAGCGCCTTTGCCTGCGACCGAGAAGTCCTGGCACGGAGGTCCGCCGAAAATAACGTCTGTGTCCGGTAAGCTGTCGATATCTACTGCGTTTATATCCGCCTGCTCAACGTGATCTCCGAAGTTATGGCGGTAAGCTTTAACGGCGTTCTTATCGAAGTCTAACGCCTTCACAATGTCGTAGCCTGCCGCTTTGAATCCGATAGCTCCGAGTCCTCCTCCACAGAATAATTCAAGTACCGTAAATCCATTTGCCGACTGTTGCGGTGTTAAGTTAAAGTCGCCCATATATTCGCTCCTTTCGATTGGTTCATTCGGATGTAAGTGGCATGTAGCTTTCGCCATTACCGACGCCGTGATCGTCAAAGCCGGCTCATCCCAAGACATTTTACGAAGATATGTCGTTTGACCACCTCCGCTATAAAACGCCCCTCTCATAAACGCCTTCTGTTCTTCTTCCGGAAGATCGCGCCAGTTACCACCATCCGGAATCTTGTGCGCATAGGGTTTCTCATCATTTCGTAACCCGTATCCGTAATGATTCGGAATATTCGTCAAATCAACACCTCCGCCATCAACGCGTCCAGTTTCGCATATAATTCATCGATCGTTCCGTCGTTTGTAATTTCGTAATCAACTTCGAAATCTAACAACGCAAGCTCGGTCGGATGCTTCAACGCCGCCAAGTCGAAGTCATCACCGGCTTTTCTTGCGCGTTCAATCCGTAGGTCTTCAGGCGCCGTGATGCGTATTAACTTAAACCCTTCGGAGCGCAGTCGTGCGTATTCGTTTGGTTGCCGACAGTCTTCGACCAACACGCGGTTTTTAAGCATCGGCGCTAGGCCGCCACCGCAGTCGCAGGAATACCGCGTCAGGTAAGCGTCCACCTTCGTCATAGTTGCGTTAACCCAGACGTCCTCGCCGAAAGCTTCTCGCGCCCACTGTCCGAACTTTTGATAATACGCGCGCGGCTTCGGCTTTTCGGGTACGGAAGGGAATGCGCGATGGAAGGCGGCTTTGAGTTCGTCGCCGAATGCGAACGGGTGGAAATCGTAATGGAGCGCCAAGTACCCGGCGGCCTGCGACTTGCCTGCGCGTAACGGTGCGGTTAGGGCGAGCTTCATGGGCGCACACCAACATTATTAAATTCGAGGTCAATCGAACTGCCTATTCGAGAATCCGCCTCAATCTCCAAGCGTGAAATATTTTCGATCTTTTTTCCTCGCCGATAAACGTCGAACTCTCCTCGCCCTTCATGAATAACGAGTACAAACGGCGCGCTTTCGATAGTACTTTCGCTCTCAACCGGATTCTTCAACCGCGCTAGCTCTTCGCCGAGCGTCCGATTGTCTTTGTGGAGCGTGTCAATTTCGTCTCTATGGCGATCGACTGTCCGTTTTAAATACGCAACCTCCTGCGCTAAACTGGCGATAACGTCGATTGGATCGGCTGGCTGCGGTTCGTCTTCGGCAGATTCAACCGGGACGAGGACGCGATATTCTGTGCCAAGCACAAAGCCAAAATCTTTTACGCCTACGTCTCCGGCAGAATAGAGCGAACTAACTATACCTACGATACCGGCCTCCTTATCGTTCCCTAGACCTTCGTCAGGTCTAACAACGATAATCTTCTCGCCCACTTTCGCCTCACGTTCGACCATTTTGTAGCGCTCGCCGTCAATATGAACGATGTCGGTCGGATCGAGAAGTACAAATTCGTCTTCCGAATCAAACAGCATATTAACCAAATCTTCTCCGTTTATAGCGCGGTCAATCTGTAAAGTCTCGTAAGATGAGTCGCCAGCGAAATCATTATCGATAACTTTAGCGATTTGACAAACGTCTTTACCGTCCATTTTCGTTACAAGAACGGTATCGCCATTTTCTACCTCCCGATCGACCTCTACGTATTCGCGCTTGATGCCGCCAAGTGTTTCGTCAGCCAGTACGTGGATTTTAGCGTTTGTTTCCGTCATTTATTCCGCCTCCCCAATTGTGAACTCAATTTTTTCGAGTTTTTTACCGATCCGAACGACTTCCGAACGTCTCTTTGCAATCTCCTGATCGACAATCCCCGCAGCAGGATCGTGATCTATAAACCTACGCACTTCCTCGAGCAGTTTCCACTCCCGTTTTAAAACCCCGTACAAGTGTGCGACTGTTCTTGCGTCCATGCACCAACCCTCCCGTTAATTTATTATGCGAACCTGTACCGACTGCCGTCCGAACTGAACCGCGTCGTCTTCATTCGCAACTAATACGTCAATCTTAGCGCCCTTGATCGCGCCTCCAACATCTTGCGTCACCGCTTCAAACGTCGTACCGTCTGCCTGCCGCACCTCAACCGCCGAGCCTAACGCAATAACTGACGGATCTGCCGCTATAATGCGCTTGCCTGCGTGATAGATCGTACGGCTAACGTCTATGCCGGTCGCTGTGGTTCCGCTGCAACCTTCCGCGCAATAAGCCGTATACGCAGACGCCTCGAACGTTTGCCAGCCGGAAGGCTCTGCGTGCTTATGCGGCGATTTTACGTGCTTTTCGTTAGACTGCGCCTTGACTTCGTCTTTTACGGAAGCGAGTTCGGATTGGAGCGTCTTTATCTTCGCATCCTTGGCCGCCAGTTCAGCGTCCTTGCCATCGATAACGGCTTCCGCCTTTTGCAGCGCGGATTCTTCCTCGGTGATTCGCGGTGGGTCTGGCGGTGGTGGCTCCGGTGGCTTGGCGGTTGGACTCGTAAGTAATTGCGTTGACATCGCTAGATTCGTTAGTATACCGATGCTTACACCTCCGTTCTTGTTAACTCGTCAATGCTAATCGGAAATTTCGGTTTAACTAACGAGTAAACCGCTTTCGCGTATTCTTGGATTTCGACTTGACTATCGTGTGCCAGACGTTGATTTAAGAAATGCACAACCGATTGAAGCGATGCCGTCCAGTAATAGCGTACGTACATGCCGTAAGCCGGAAGGAATAAACGCGCTTGTTCTGCGCAAACTCCCGAATTCGTAGCACGTTCATACAATCGCTCACCAAACGCAACGTAGTCGATCAAGTCTTGTGTGGCTATTTCGCCTTGTTGTTCCGGCAAACAATTACCGCTACCTTGCTTCGAATTCTCCGGTGCTGATCTCCATTCGTCTGCTTTCGGAATATAAAACGTAGGCTCCTCGGTAACATAGCGCCTGCTCGATTCGTTCCATGCGTCCATTGTGTGGTCGGAGCCTACGATGTACTTCCAATGCTGCCGCGCAACCATTAACGGCGCGTATACTTCGAACTGAAGCGTTGCATGTCGGAAAGGTGATGTGTGGCCTTCTCGCGCAAGAAATTTAATAAGCCGGATATCCTTTTCGTCTAGCTCGGTCGATTCCTTGTCGTAGGAAACGCGGGCTGAGTTAACAACTGAAAGGTCGGAACCCATTATGTTTGTTAATCGGACATAGCCGTTGTCGAGTACGTTAATCTTTTCGTTCATCGTTCGTCCTCCAATCGTTTTAATGCTTCGCCGTTTTCGCGAATAGTTTCGTTAATCACTAATCTGCGAGCTTTCTCTTTCGTAGTTATTCGGAATGTACAATCGTCTTCCCCGTACATCTCGCAATAAACAACGTAATCGCGGAATAGGTCGTTCATGTACTCGATGTCGCCGCATCCATATAGCTTATCGTTCAAAAAGCACGCATATATTTGCGTCATCTAAGCGTCTTCCTTCGGCAAATCAAATGTCAGTCCGCTGGATTTTAAATGCGTTTCTTCCTTCTTCGCAGTAACCCCGCTACTCCCGAAGCCGCCCGCACCACGATCGCTATCGCCGAGCGTATCAACTTCCGTAAACACCGCCTGCTCGACCGGCTTGATAACGGCTTGCGCCAGGCGATCGCCTTTGCGGATTTTATATGCGCCCCATTCGAAATTACATCCGTAAATTGAATAGTAATCGATACCCATTCCGCTCGGTGCTGTATTATCGACAATCACTCCGACCTCGCCCCGATATCCCGCGTCAACTGTTCCGAGCTGCACCCGCAATTTAGTCTTCAGCGTAATGCCGGATCGCGGTCGGATCTGCATTTCGTACCCTTTCGGAATCTCGAACGCCAAGCCCGTCGGCACACACGCCGTTCCGCCCGGTTCGATAATTACGTCGGACGCCGCGACTAGATCGAAGCCTGCGTCCGTTGCGTGTGCGTAGGCCGGTATTTGACCGTCCGGTGATAACCGCTTAATGTTTACGTTCATTTCGTTTCCTCCTTCGTTAATATCGCAATCAAGGCGAACACGGCCACTATCGAAAACCACCGGAATCCTATCGTATGGATGTACGGCAGAACGAAAAGCAGTCCGGCGATGATCGTTGCCGTGGCGCTGATAAATCGTTTCATAGGCGATGACCTCCTCGGCATGCGTACTTTTGCGACATCCTATGTGAAATAATATGCACCCAGTAGAAAAACCGCGCAATTATCCCTCGAAATAAAAATCCGAATCCTTTAGCGCTTCGACCGTCGCCTTCTTATAGCCGTTTCCTTTTTGAGAGAAGAAGTCGTGCGATTTCGTCTTCGTATTCAGTCCGTTCATGACGATAGGGTTCGGCCTTTCCTCTTCGAAATACGGATCGAAGCCGAGGTTTTGTAGCGCCTTATTCGCGTTGTAACGAAGGAATCGTTTTACATCGTGTGTTAAGCCGACCGCATCGTATAGATCCTCGGTATATGCGACCTCATTATCGTACAATTCCGTCAGCAGCTCGACGGCAAAGTCGCGCATCTCAAGCTGGACGCCCGGCTCTTGCTTTCCGTATATCTCTTGCGCCAATAAGCCGACGTACACGCCATGGATCGCCTCATCGCGAATAATAAGGTTAATGATCTCGCCGCTGCTCGTTAGCTTGCCTTGGCCCGCGAAATATAACGGATAATAAAAGCCGGAATAAAACAGGAAGCTTTCGAGGTAAACCGAAGCCACAAGCGCCTTATATAGCGAAATGGCATCGCCTTCTTTTATGTCGCGATATAAGCCGGTTATCAGAGCCGCCTTCCGTTGCAAATACGGATTCGTCTTAACCCATTCGAAAACTTCGTTAATTGTTTCGGTAGGCGCGAGCGTCATGAATATATTCGAATAGGACTTCGCATGGACTGCGTTTTCCATCATCGCCATGAAATTCAGGACGGCTTTACGTTGGTGGCCGGCGATGTGCTGCGCGATGATAGGCATTCCGGTATTTCCCTGCTCCGTGTCTAATAGCGTCAGGCCCGCAAGTCCCCGCATGTAGGTCGCCTGCTCGGCCGGCCCCAACGCCTTCCACGAAAGGAGATCGCCATTAAGCGAAATCTCTTCCGGAAGCCAGAACTGCTTAACGTTCTGCGCGTAGAACATTTGCGTGAAGTCGTCTTCGTGTCGCGACCAATCAGCCGCCGTATGGATTGCGTTTGCGTTCGTCAATTATTCGTCCTCCTTTTTATATCCGTCCAACAATGCGATCAGAACTCCCGGCGGAATATTCGCGTAATTCATAAGATCACAACACCGACTTGCGTACCTTCTCAATTTCGCCAGATCTTCGTCCGATAGCCGTTGATTCACGAGCATAACCTCCTCTTCGTTTAAACGACGCAACTCAAGCAACCCTCCTGCCCGGTATCCTTCGTCCGCGCGTAGTACAGCGTTTTGATGCCGCGATGGTGTGCGTATAAGTCAATCCGGTTCAGATCGCGCGTCGTCATCGTATCTTTCAAGAACAGCGTAAACGAAATACCTTGGTCGACGTGCTGCTGAATCGTTGCGATCATATCGACGACTTTAAACATATCCATGTCGTACGCTTCCTTGTAGAAAAACCAATTCTGCGGTGATAACCCCGGCATAGGATAATACGTTTTCGAATTTCCGTACGTACGCTCCTCGATGCGCTCCATAATCGGCATGACTGACGCCGTAGCCGACTGCACGTACGAAATAGATCCCGTCGGTGCGATCGCAAGTCTATACGAATGATAGAGTCCGTGGAGCATAACGTTAACCTCCAAGCGAACCCAATCGATGCGCTTCGGAATTTCAACGCCTTCAATCAGCTTCGCGACCTTCTCCGTTTTAGGACGGAAGTCCTCTGCGATGTACTTATCGAAGTAGCTGCCGTCTGCATACGTTGATCCTTCGAATCCCTCGAACGTGCTTCCGGTTTCCTTCGCAAGCTCCATTGACCGCACCAGCGACCAATAATTGACGAGCGCAAAGAATACGTTAGCAAAGTCGCGCGCTTCCTCCGATTCATAAGCGATACCATTTTGCGCTAAATAGCCGTGCAGATTCATCGCGCCGAGTCCGATCGACCGCATCTCCCGGTTAGCTCGCGCAACAGCAGGCGCATTCTTGATATTCGAAGTTTCCGAGACTCGCGTTAGAGCATCAACGGACAGCTTAACGATCGTTTCGAAGTCTCCGTTTTTCATTACGTTCGCAACGTTGAGCGAGCCGAGGTTGCATGAAATATCGAGGCCGATTTCGTCTTCTTCGCCGTAGTCGGTGTATTCCGATACTTGCGACGCCTGAAGCACCTCCGAACACAGATTCGAAAACTTAACCTTCGACACGTGACCGTTCGCGTGCTCTGCGTTTACGTTGCCTTCGAACATGATATACGGATAGCCCGATTCAGAACGCAACACGGCGAGCTTTTCGAGTAGCTTACGAGCGTCGATCTTGTCTTTACGGACGGCCGGATTATCGACGAGCTGATCGTACATCTCTTCGATATCCATTTCGTCTAAGTGTTGGCCATACGCTTTGTAAACGGTGTGCGGATAGAATACGTAAGCCGGCCGATTCTCTCGCGCCAGTTCGATAAATTTATCCGGAAGGACAACGCCGATGGATAACGTTTTGACACGTACGTCTTCATCTGCCGAGATTTTTTTGGTCAGTTACCCCTGTATTTCTACAAGGACTGGACTATATCTTCGTCTACGTGAGACGCCTTGCGCTTCAACCGGTGCTAATCTCCGGCTTACTATTAGTCTCTACACCTTCCGAGCACCTATAATAGTTTTCGAATCTTGGGTTGTTCACGCGACTTGTTATAGTCGTTCGGCTTATTCCTAACTGCCGGCTAGCCTCTGACATTGAGTAATAAAAAACACCGTCTATATAAATTCCTGCTTTATTACCGTTGTTCAAACGTAGCTTTAAGCGCTCATCATCTGATTTTTTCCGCCCCTTGTGCGCCTCTGACATTTTTAGTCTCGTTTCTTTCGTGTGCTTTCGCCCATCAAAGCGTTTAGTTATTTTACTGCGCATCTTCTCCATGTGCTCCGCGTTGTTATACCATGGATTGTTTTCTCCTGAATTTATTTCAGATAGTTTTTTCTTTACACCCTCGCTATGCGTTCGGCCAAACATGGGATTCTTATCCCCTTCATAAGACATACCAAATGCATTGCAATATAAGTTGTATCTTAGAGATTCGTCGGACCTGTCTATCCAATATTGCTCTGCTTCAAACAATTCATGGCGATCAATTTCCTCGAAGCTCTGTAGTACTTCAAACTCAAAAGCTTTTTCTCCGAACGAATTATATTCCTCTTGCAGAGGGCGGTTGTGGTGTACGCCTCTTCTGAGTAAGTTAAAATGATCCCTCTTTCTTTTGTCAGAATCGGAACTACTTCCGATATAAACCTTTCCATTCTTTACGTTCGTGATTTTATAAACAGCCTTCACTTTTTTCACCTCCTTTAGTGCTCGGCTTGGCACGGGATTGCCACCACCTTTACGTGCTGAGGTTCCCCCGTTAGCCCTCTAATGAGGACACCGCTTTTGCATGCGTTCACAAGGTTTTCACTACCCAATCGCTTGGATAGGCGACTACCATTTAATCGAGAAAATCGTTAATGTCCGCATGGAATACGTTAAGGTACGCTGCGCCGGAGCCCTGCCGCTGACCCATCTGATCTGCGTAACGGAACGCATTATCGAGCAGCTTCATAACGCCGACTACGCCCTTCGTCGCGTTCTCTACGTCTTTGATCGCCTCGCCTTTCGCACGGATCTTCGATAAATTCAACGACACGCCTCCGCCTACTTTCGATAGCTGCATCGAGATCCCGACGGCTCTTTCGATGTCATTCAACGAGTCGCCTACTTCGAGCAAAAAACACGAAACTAATTCGCCCCGACGTTTCCGGCCGGCATTTAAGAACGTCGGCGTTGACGGTTGATATTCCTGACGCATCATAAGATTTACGTACTCGATCGCCTTGGTTGCGTCTCCTCCCGCAAAGAACAACGCAACAATAGAAGCGCGATCTTCGTAGCGTTCGAGAATCTTTTTGCCATCGTTCGTCTTAAGCGCATAGTCGTTGTAGAATTTGAACGCGCTCATGAACGAAGGGAATCGGAATTTGTGCGCATAGGCCGCCTGATAGACCGCCTTGATTTCATCGAACGTATAGGCGTCGAGAAATTCGGTTTCGTAGTAATCGTTATCGCGTAGGTAGTCGAGCTTTTCGCGAAGGTCGTGGAAAAATACGGTGTTTTGATTTACGTAGTCGATAAAATAAGCGCGGACGGCTTCGATATCCTTTTCGAATTGGAACCGGCCGTCCTTCTGTATCATAATTTCGTTATTAAGTTCGATATAGCTTGCATGTTTATTCGTCAAGCGCATTCACCCTCTCGATAAATTGTCGTACATCTGCGTCCGTGCCCGCTAATTCAAAGCGCCCGACTATCGGCACGCCGTATTGCGCCTCAATCACATCGGCCGCCTTTGCGTAATTATCGCCCCAATTGCGGTTCCCCGACGCAGCCACGCCCGCAAGATAGTCGCTGTTATCCGCGAGGAAATCCGAAACCGTGCCGGCAACCTGACCGAAGCCGTACGTACCGGTCACGCATACGAACGGCTCGGCGAGCATCAGGCCCGGCTTAATTTCGACGGCGGCCAGACCGGTCTTAGCGACGAATCGGCGGACGTTGCCTGTCAGCGAATAGTAAGCGATCAGCATCCGATCTACCCCTTCCGTCTCTCAATTTCCGCCTCAACTTCGTCCAGACGCGCCTGTGTCCGTTCTCGCTCGATACGCTCCTCGATTAGTTTCCGGTCGTGGAAGCTGATGGCGGTATCACTTTCGATCAGTTTTTCGTTAAGCCAGCGTCTCATATTTCGCAAACCTTCGTCAGTTGCTCCGTGAATCATTCGGCCGTTCCCTCCGTTTCGCGCTCGCGTTTATATGCGCGGTATGGTTCGACGATCAGCCATAGGACAAAACGGACGATTCCGTAAAGCCCGACGAGAAGCAGGCCGAATACGGCCGCAATCGTAAAGATCGCTTTTGCTACGGGAGATTCTATCGCCCATATCAGAAATCTGACTAATAGAAAAAACGTTGCGATTGTAAGTATCCACGAAAGCGTTTCGATTAATCTCCGCTTAAACATTCGCATCACTTCTCCTTTACCGTCATTATATTTTCGTAGCTCGACATGAACGGAATACGGAAGCCGACCGTCTTGAATTCGTACGTCTTACCGATTTCGATCTCCGCGTACAGATCGCTGGAATTAAACTTCCGCGCAAATATCGCGTCGGTATTTTCGAACACTTTTGCGTTACCTTTCTCGTCATCTCCGAAAATCAGATACTTCGAGGAATCGTCAGACGTTTTCGTTTCTTTATCCGTCACTTTTATTACGTAAGTGTTTTCGTTATGATAAGACGCAATCGTATACGCCGGCGCTGCTACCACGAAAACAAATACGAACAATGCGATTACCGCGATAGTTACCCATTTAATTAAGCGCTCCATCATTCCGCCTCCCCCGGTTTTATAATCTTCTCGCGGACAAGATACGAAAGCCCAATCGCCACCGCATCTGATTCGTCATCTGTCCGAAATGTAAAGTCGGCCGGGAGCGAAAGTATCCGCCGTACTCCCGCCTCTACTTCGTCTTTTGATGCGCTGCCTTTTCCGGTTACGTCCTTTTTAACCGTTGTCGGCGTGATCTCCACATCCGCCTTATAGCCGTATTTACCAAGCGCTAAGTCGATGACAGCCCACGCACCAAACACCGTTTGGGTCGATCGCCTATTGCGCCCTTTCGTGTAATGCTCCCGGACAACAACGTCGAACGGTCCGTGTTCGTGCAGGACCATCGTTGCCGCTGCCTCGATATAGGAATACCGGTGACTGTCCGGCGACTGGCTCGTCGTGCTTACAGACGTTACGTGTACGAGATTCACACGCGGCCCTGACTTCAGCCGTTTGACTTCGAGGACGGCGAAGCCGGGATTAGTCGATATGTCTAACGCTAGGATGCGGATAGGCTTGGCGCTAGTCATCGGATCTCCTTTTCGAATACGTAAACGCTATTCTCTGTCTGGACTATTAAACGATTCGCCGTTTTCCAATCGGAGTTATACGCCTCAACCTTAGTTGTAATTAAGCGCTTATTTCCATCGATAAAATCAAAAAGTAGTCGAGCACCTAGGGATACGTTTGCAATGTACCCCGATTGACCTCCGTACTTAGCTTCGGAGTCTTTCGCAATACCGGTGTTCTTATCACGAGCTGTTGTAAATATATACCGCATCAAACCGCCTCCCCTTTGCGTACTTTTTCGATAAACTCTAGCGCCCCGGCGTACTGCCTTTTCGTAGAATCAAAGACGTTCGACCGTTTGACTCGCGAAACCTTATCGCGGATGGCTTCCAGCTCGGCCGCCGTAAGTGATTGCGCTATGGCCGTTTTATATCCGTTGAATGTCCAGCCGTTAAGGTCGACCGCCATTGGCTTTCCGTCGTCAATCGAATTCTGAATTTCTACGAATCTATCGAGCAGCACATCGATGTCTTCGCGTCCGATTTCGAGGCCGAACGCCCGGATGTCCGGCGACTTTTCGAATTCGCCTTCTTCGTACTCCCACGCCTTCTTCGATGCGTTTACGTAGAGGATTACGTATAAGTCGACGCCATACATCTCCGCATAAGCGACGCACTGCTTAACGTGCTTTTCATCCGGCTTCTTCAGCGAATAGAAAGACGTACGGGCTGCGCTCGTTTGCTTCGATTTGATTTCGAGGCCTACGCGCAATACTTCGCCATCCTCGGTGACATAGCGCATGATGCCGTCGCATGTTCCATACAGATGAAACGTCTTGCCGGCGTGCTCGATCTTATGGTTCCGCTTGGCGAAGTCCTCGAACACCGGCGTACCGTCTTCGTTGCGTTCGAAGCTGAACGGGCAGGGCCGACCGACTTTCTTTTCGAAATGTTTTTCCATAAAGAGCAGATCACGCTGGATCATATCGCCGATTGCCGTTCCGATTCGGGTCCAACGACCCTGATACGGAGGTTTTCGCGTTTCGTCTTTCGGTGATCCGATCGCTTTGTGATAGAGCTCGCGCGGACATGCGTTTGCAGATGACGGTGAAAAATATGGCTTCTTCGGAAATACTTTCGGAGCGTCTGCGTACCATCGGTGTATCTGCGCGTCCAGTGCGTTATCCCACGTTTCCGGAAGCGAGTGCCATTTGTTTAGATATTCGATGAGCTCATCCGCAATCTGCTGTGCATAGCCGGTCGGTTCGGGCGCCGGCGATAATTGAGCACGTAGTGAATTTGCGGCTGATCGTGCGTTTGCGTTCGTCAATTAATCACGCCCCTTCATCACGCGATTGATAATCATACCGATTTTATCGAACATGTAGTGATCTTCCGGAAATGCACGAACCAAACGAATTAAGTCCGTATTATCCAACGCGACCATATGAACGGTGCGCACAATTGCGTTTTTTGGCTTAAACTTCAGCGGACGATCTGCGGAGTCTTGAACGATGTTTTCGAACTCGTTAAACTCCTCTCTTACATGCGGTAGATAGATCCGGAAAACTTTAATCGTCGCTTCTACGTCATTAAGCGCCCGATGATGTCCTTCAAGCGAAATATCGTGGCGGTTAACCACGTCCTTAAGGCTCGCAGACAATTCCGGCTCAACAAAACGCGCCATAGCTCGCGTACAATAGAACCGTTCGGGCTCGATTCCTCCTCGACTGATAAACGACAGATCGAACGGAGCGTTTTGCGCAACTACAATCGAGTCGCCAATAAATTCGTTCAGCTTTTCGAGCGCTTCGACTTCAGCCGGCGCACCTTCGAGATCGGCCGCTTTGATGCCGGTCAGCTTCGTAATGAATTCCGGCAGCTCTCGCCCCTCTTCCAACGCAACCATCGTATGAAAACGATCAATTTCGTTAAAGCCTTCGTCGATCTTAATCGCGCCGATTTCCGTAATTTGTTCGGACTGATAATCGAGTCCTGTCGTTTCTAAGTCGAGTACAACGTATGTCTTTTTCATCATTCCGCCTCCTTGTTTTTAAACCATTCATCTACCGTAAATCCTTCGCCCCATCTTCGGCTGATTTCAATATCCGTCTTATTCGGCACATCTAGCCGCAATGTATTTAGCATCACCGCCTCGAAATCCGCTACATCATCACTCGTTAAAGTTTCCGGAGCATAAACGGCAACCTCGTCGTGTACCGAGAAGGCCATCGTCCATCCTTTTCGGCGGCATAATTTCTGTAGTTCGATCATCGTTAGCTTCGTCTGTATGGCTGCGCTGCCTTGGATAATCGCGTTTGTTGCCTGCCGCATTGCCCGGAACTGCGTAAATCGGTCGCGCGACTTAGCTTCCGGAAGCCTACGTTTCCGCCCGTGAATCATCTGTACGAAGCCGTTACGCTTGGCAAACTGCTCGTTCCCATCGATCCACGCTTTTACCTTCGGATATTTTTCGTAGAACTGTGCGATAAAGTCCTTCGCTTCCTTCTCCGTTATGCCAAGCTGATCGGCAAGTGTTTTCGGGCCCGTTCCGTACATAACCGCGAGAATTCCTGTTTTCATCATCTTCCGGTACTTAGAACCGTCTCCGCATTCTTCGATTGGCAAGCCGAATAATTCGCTGGCAGCCGTTGAATAAAGATCGCGCCCTTCACGATAAGCACTTACGAGGACTTCCTCGCCTGTAAAATGTGATAAGAAGCGTGGTTCCTGTTGCGAGAAATCACCGGATAGGATTACTTGACCCGGAGGAGAGACGAACAGCTTACGCGCAAAGTACGGCTGATTCTGTAGGTTCGGATTGTTCGAAGAAAAGCGCCCGGTCACGGTGCCCGTTTGATTGAAGTTCCCGTGAATGCGTCCGTCTGCCTTTACCTGTTGCGGCAAAGCTTCGATATACGTTCCGAGCAGCTTCGTCTTCTCGCGATAAGATAACAAGAGCTTAATTCCTTCGTGATGTGGCGCCAGTAATTTCAACGTCTTAACGTCAGTCGATTTCTTGAAACCCTTCGGCAAGTAACGGTCGAGCTCTAATTCATCGAAGAACTTTTCCGATAGTTGCGCCGGCGAATTGAAGTTAATCTCGCCGAAATGCTTACGTAAACCCTCTTCGATGTCAACCAGTTCCGCTTTCAGTTCGGCGCCCAACGTTTTGGCCTTCTCGATATCCAGTACGAAGCCAGCAGCCTCCATCTCGACCGAAACACTGATCGTCGGATTCTCGACTTGTTCGTAGTATTCGAGCAGTCCGATTTTTCGTAAGTGCTCGCGTTGGAAATTTCGCAATTTAAGCGTAACGTCACCGTCTTTTGCAGCATAAGCCAGCGCGACTCTTAAATCGGCGACCTCGTGAAAGCCGGCCTTACCGAACAACTCATCGTATGTCTGCGAAGGAATGCCGAGATATTTCGTAACGAGATCCTTCAACCGGTAAGACCCACCCGTAACGCGCTCATTTTCGTTAAGAATATGCATAGCGAACTGCGTATCCCACGCCAAGCCACGCAATGTAACGCCTTCGTGCGATAACATGTGAATATCGAATTTTCCGTTATGTGCGATCTTTTTAACGGAAGCATCTTCGTAAATCGGTTTTAGTTTCGCCATCACGTAATCATGCGGCAACTGCGGCGCCTCTGTAACGTGCTTGGTCGGAATGTAAGCGTGTATGTTCGCCTTGACTGCACTTATCACGTTACCTACAATCCTGTCTTCCCACGTATCAGCGCCCGTCGTCTCTACGTCAAATACGATTTCTTCTTCGTTACCCAGTAGCGTCAGGAATTCGTTGAAACGTTCGACATCCGTAATCAGCCAGTAATTATCCGGCGTGTTCTCGACCATCTGCCGCAAGGTTTCTTCGCGCCGCGCCTCCTGAAGCGTCTTCCATAACCGGAGCGCCTCCGCCTTGCTGAACGCTTTAGGGTTACCGGCCTTGTTAACGCAGTCAGCCGGATCGCGCGCCAGCTTGCCCGCATCCATGGCCGCCTTGACTTCCGTTACCCTTTTGCGGTCGGCATCCGATAGCTTCATCGCGAATATCTTGCGCCAGCTTTCCTCGATCGACTCGGCGGTCTTGGCTTTCGCCTTCCGCTTGGCCGTCGCCTCTACTGCGTCCGATTTCGGTGGCGCCGGCTTCAGCGCGTTCAAGTTTAACCGTAAGCCTTCCATCCGTCGTCCTCCTTCCTCGCGAAGTAATTGCGGGTTACTTTTCGATTGTATCTGCTACGGTCATAATACCGAACGCAATGACAGCGATAGCCGCGATAGGCAACGTTGCCCAAGGCGATTCATTTGCGCCATGACCCGCTGAGAATGCGATTGATATCCCGAGCGCATAAGATAGCGCGCGTTCTTTTTTCCGATTCATAAATCGACCGCCTCCGTCCATCTTCGTTTATAGTCCGCTTCATTCCCCGCATACCATTCCGACCAGCAAGACGGCCCGCACGCATAAACCTCGAAGAGCGAATCGTAAATTGCGGATCGCCCTTCGTAAAGGTTAGCGTTACATGCGGCGCAGACGGAGGCCGGCTTAGCGGTCAAAGCGCGCCTCGACTGGCGTAATGAGTTCGACTTTAAGAAAATATCCATGCACTGTATCCACGATGGACCCACCAGATGCTTGTTTGAGGACTTCGATAATATCCCCGTTTGCCACACGTCCAGCACACTGATTGTCTACTACTCTCGCGATATCACCTTTCTTATACTCGCCAACCTTGCGTCCGATCTTCGCCCACTTCGCTTCTTCGACTTGCTGGCGTTCGATCTCGGCGACTTCCTCTTCGGATAAAATTTCGAGCTGATCCGGCGTTGCGACTCCGGTCTTGAAACCGTATCCCGCTCCCGTAATTTTAATTTTATTTCCGCCAGGATATCCGTACGAATCAACTCCGCTTTGAACAACCGTATATATTTTACCGTCATCAAATCCAAGCATATTTTTCGACCAACCGCCCGAAAGCAACCGCACTTTAGCGCCTTCCTTAAATTTAGCGCGTGCTACTGCGTCTTTAGCTTCGGAAACTTCTTCGTCAGTGGCGCGTACAACTTCCGATGCAGCGACGTACCAAACTTCTCCGTCTAAGAGACGTCGCGCTTTAAAATTCGGGTTGTTTCCCGCCTCAATTAACTCGATTATGTCATCGGTATCAAACAGGTGGCCGAATTCCTCACGGACCACCTTCGCATAATCACCGACCTTCAGGCGCTCAGGCTTCGGCTCAGCTTCTGCGGTTACGGCGCTTACTTTGCGGTAGAATACGAAGTCACGGTTACTAGCGTCATACTCGTCTCCATCATCGTCAGTGATCCAAGGATCTCTATAACTATCGAATCGAACAATTTCGTAATATTCCTCATCGGTTAAGTAGTCCGGAGGATCATCGAACTTAACGTAATCGCCCACATTCGCCTCATCTGCGTCAATCCGTACGTACCCCGCTTCACCCTTCAACTTAGCCACGTCGGATTTTAACGATTCGATTTCGCCTTCCGCGGAGCTGACGCGTTCTTCTAAGGACGGATCGGTGCTAGCGGATACTTTGCAGAAGAGTACGTAATCGTCGTCATCTCTAAACCGCTCATCATCCACGTCGTCCAAGAATCTAACGTCGTCCGCATGGTCGGCATCCTCCGTAATTTTGTAGAAAGCGCCATAGGTAATGTCGTAACCGCCTTTGTCGGCCAGTACCAAATCGCCCATCTTCGGTAAACCTTCCGCCTTCACATATTCCGCACCGCCATACGAAACCTTCGTAATTTCACCGTTCACCATATCGAGTGTCTTAACGCCGTTTAATTTCGCCATTTATACCGCCTCCGATTCGTTAATTTTCGTAAGATCTACGTCTTCACGTCGAAAGTTCAAATCCATCCGTACCCACCGCTTGCCGTCCTTCGACTGCGGCCCCCAATACTCGGTAAGCTCGCGATTCTCGAACATCCACACGGTAGGTACCGGACCACGGCCGATAAGCACGCCGATAAAGTAATCGACTTCATCGAGCTTATATGGTGTCCGGTCGCTTTTCCGCGCCTGAACGATGAGGCTGCCGCGCTTCTTTCGATCATAAATCGTCTTCACCTGAAACGTTTTCCACTCGCCACTCAACGGACACTTTGCGCTAATATCGAACGCTTCTTCCGTTTCGGACGTACTGACCGCCTGCCAGCCGCTAGCCAGCAGCGCAGCACGGGCGATCAGTTCCGAATACTTGCCGGTATCTTCTGCTTTATGCGCCATATAAGCGCCTCCTTTTCGTTTGGTTGGTACGTGATTAGAACGGTAATTCTTCGGAAGTAGGTTCGTTAGAGTCTGTCGCACTGCCGCCCTCTAACGGAGGCAATACAGATTTCTTAACACCGTCTTTCGCTTCGTGTAGCAGCTTAACAATGTCGCTTTCTTCACGAAAGTTTGCGAGCTCTTCGTACTTGTAATCGATGCCGATAAATGCTTTTGCTTCTTCAATGACTTCGTCAGGGAGATCACCCGTTTCCAACGAGTACGTTTTATCTGCCTGTTTAAAGTGAACCGCCTGACCTACGAGTGTGTAATCCGGAAGGATCTTCTTCGCAGGTTTCTCGGCCTTGTCATAGTCGTCGATTAAATTGTTCGCGTGGAACTCAGCGATATCAATTACGCGATAGGTTTTATATTTCGGATCGTAGACCGGAATCATAAAAAACATCTTACGTTGCGCACCGGCTTTGCACGAAATGCATTCAGCCTTACCTGGACGGAAATACTGCTGTAATTCTTCCGTACCTACTTTATCGTGTGGAGAGTGCAGGCATGTGTGTTTGCGGAATTTGTGATCATAACCTTTCCCCGTGTATTCTTTATTTTCGTGAACAAAGTAGATGTACCAATCGTCAGGCTGCGCGAGAATGACTAAGTTGCGTCCGTCTTTGTTGATTTCTCCATAGCTTCCAACGCGAACATATCGCGTAACACCTTCCGGGAATTCACTTTCGCCACTTGACGCTTTATCCCGTTCCTCTTCACGTTTCTTTAAGATATCTCGAATGCTCATTCGTTTTCCCCCTACGTTTTTATTAAGGCTTTTCGCCCTCGCAAAATGCCGGTATCTGCGCCCGAAACGCCGCCAGCGCTTGGCAGTAGCGACGCGACACGGATTACCTAACGGCCGCCCCGACATTCTCCGAGGACGCGACGCGCCTATCATGCGTCGTCTTCGCCAATTTGCGTCCACATGCCGAAAAGTATTAATCCGATGATGACGGCGGCAATCGGTCCCACCCACGAAAGATCAGACATACGCCGCAACTCCTTTCGCCGCTTTTGTAAGCCTGCGTTTTAATTCGAAGGATTCGGCGGGTAATTCGTCAATCCGCATCTGAACCGCATTGATTCGCGCTTGGTACGCCATCTTCTTCGCTTTTGAACGCGTTCGTTTAAGCTCGGCCGTCAGGTGCGCTATTTCTTCGTGAAGTTCCGCGGCATAATTTTCGTTATTTTGAACCGCAGCCTCTACGCTTTGTTTCATCGTGTAATACGCTTCGTTGATAAATCGGATCGCCGTATTCTTTTCGGGAGGATGAACGGTCAGTACATGATCGCTATTCAGCGCGAAGAGTATAATGACTCCTTTTCCGCCGTACATTCGCGCTTCCTTACCGTTAGAATCTACGGTGATCCCGAGATACTTTACGTGCTGAAGCTTTTGCGCAATCCATTTACGCGCTACGTGTAAATTCGTAATATTGTAACGTTCCTTCAGGCGCTTGCGTGCGTGGTGCGAAAACTTGACCTGACCGGCGGTAATCATCCGACGCGCACCGCCTTAATCGATGTAGCCGGGAAATAGTCGGCCGGATCTTCGTCGTGCGGCCATGCGCCTTGGTAAATGAAATCGGTTAGTTTGCGCTCATCTAGCGCTAAAAGCGTTTGAGATTCGTTAAATGTGGGTAAATTCGATGTATGCATAGTACGTTAGCCTCCGTTTTAATTGAGATTATCGCACTAGGCCGAGGACATGTTCGCATAATTGTTCTCTTGAATTCGTTGACAATATGCAATACAATGAGGACGTAGCGAAAGTCCTTCGGGCCTAGCTGCGTAGTTATTGCGCGATCAAGTAGTCTCGGTAATCGCCGAACTGTTTGGTATCGAAATTGCGTGAGAGCTTTTCGAGTTTGCGTATGACTGTTGAGTGATGTAGACCCAACTTTTTTCCGATTGCCGTCGGAGTTGGCTTCTCACTCGAAAGATATGCTTCGGCGATTTGTATTGTCGTTGCGTCAGATGTAGTACCTAATAGGAAGTTGATCAGTTGCCGCTGGTCAACTTCTTTTTTTGTTGTCAAAAGTTCTTCCGGGGTTATCGTGCAGGGGACCTCGAATGTTGCCGCATCCTTATGGTCTCCTTTTGGTATAATTTCTCTTTTGTTTCTGTTTACCCGCCCCCTTAAAAAATAACGCCTCTGTAACGGAACACTTGCATTAAATAACCTTTCAAAATCATGCTCTCCGTTGTACGACTCAATGCAAGAAAGTAAGGTATCTTCATAAATCGCTCTTGCCTCATAATAATCTGCACCAATTGATTTACCGATTGTTTTGAACTTTCGGTCATTTCTTGTTATGAAGTAATCGTAAACCATCCTAAAAGCAGATTCACTTCTACTTTCTTGGTACTTTAATACTTCGCTATTCAATTGTTCTTTTCTCAATTTTACGTCCTCCCTTTTGCTTACATACGACTATATGCACCTGCTTACACAACCGCGCATTTTTTTGTTTGTTTTTTCTCTATGTGTAAATAATACCAAGTATTTTCTGCAATTATCTGAAAACGACACCCTATTTATATAAAAATAAGTAGCGCGGATACGACCTGAGTATCGTGTTTCGTAGAAGCTTTAGAAAATTAAAAAACCCCACAACGTAATGTTGTGGGGTTAATAAAAAATTAAGCGCCAACCCGAATGTCGGCTACCTTATATCCTCCTTCGGTGCTAGCTTGATTCTGTTTATCATATTTAAATGCAAATCCTGCTGCCGCCATCACTACGATTAAAGTGGCTAATAATATCTTTTTCAATTAAAACCTCTCCTTTAATTAATTTTTTGAATTTTAGGAATGGTCTAAGCGCTCGTGAGTCAGCTCCTGCTTTCTCAAGCTCTTTCGCTACTAACCTTGCAAAAAAGAAGTTTTCTTGACAGAAAAAAGACTCTAGGCAATTATACATTACATCTATTGACTTTTCCGCTGTGTTTTCGAAAAATATTATAAAATTGTCTTTATCGCCCCTCTCTAATATCGTATGTAACTTCGCTAAAGAAATTTTCCCGTTTCTCGCTTTCTGATATGCTCTCAGCCTGAAGTTAGAATCTTCATCAAGCTCAACGCCGTGAAAGACTTTAGCGAAATCTAAATTGAATTTTGCCTCTTGGATATACTGCAAATCGCCCACTTCACGCATTAACTCGTAGCTTTTCCGGAGGTTATACAAACAGACATTTTTATCATCCGGTAAGTACGACATCCCTATAACATAATATGCATCAGATTTCTTTTTCGCGGATATATTTGCATTAATAATGGATTCAGCAAAATCCCGAGCAGATTTTACATCATTAAGTTGCAAACTAATAGGCGCCAATAATTCACAGACCCTGAACGTTAAGCATTCTTTATAAAAGGTTTCTCGCGGCCCTAGGTTTGTTATATCCTTCTGGATTTCCGAGACTTCATTTATTATTTTTTGTATGTCACCTTCAAAATAGTTGTTATACTGTCGAATGATATTCATTAAGATCAAAAGTGGTTTACTTGTTATATTGTGGAGTCTTCCTATTGCATCCTTCAGTTCAAAACCGCTCAACGTTCCTACCATATAGTTATAAACAATGCGGTACACTTCCACCGTCTGTTTAAGAACTCCGTCAGTATTTTGGTGAAGTAGTAATAATCTTTTTAAAAGGGGAGCGTTTGTAGTAATTGCGGAGTATTCAAATGCATTTTTTATTGTTTCTGTCCGTATGATATGCAAACACCATTCTGACAAAATTTCATGACTTCCCTTTCCTGTTTCTCTTGAAATCAGTTGAGCGAATTTAATAAGTTTCTTGAAACTTATTTTGCCTTTCTTGAAAAAATCCCTATATGCACTTTCACTCATTCCAACAAACTCCATAACATCCGTCTTTTTTATGTCATCGTGGTCTTCAATAAAATCATGCACCATTTTTGTGATGTATTCCAAGTGAGCCTACCTCCTTGATTATCTATTTAAATTCGATCAGCAACTTTTAACTAACTCAATTATAATTATTGCATTATCGATATGTCAATAATAATTTTCGGTAGTTTTTGTTAAAGCGATAATATAAAATATACTGGACACCTTTACGAATGGAGGTGTTTATTACGTTTAAGGTCGGCAAATGTCGGATACCCGAACTATGCAAGAAACGCGGAATCAGTCTCAGTCAACTCGCAGCAATGGTCGGAGTATCAAAAACGCAAATGTCCGATTACGTCAGCCTTCGGAACCTGCCGAGCATCGAACGAACCTACAATATCGCAATGATGCTCGGTTGCGCGCCCGAAGATCTGTACGAATGGATTGAGGTATCCGACAGCAACACGGAGGGTTAATACAACCTCCGCCGACCTAAAGTACGGGAATTCCCGAACCCAAACGTAAAGTATTTCTCACGACCTCCGCACGATCATACACGTCTCGCAACGCTTCTGTACCGCGCTTTATAAGTAGTTCATCAGCGTCTTTCACCTCCGTAATATAACCGTGCGCAAGCCGCACCTTTCCGCTCAAATAACGCTCAATCTCCCGCCGTAACTTTTCGCCAGCTTTGTCGTTATCTGTAACCACCGTTAAATATTCGATAGGTGACTGCGCAATTATGTCCGCCTTCTGTAAATTAAATGTGCTGCCGCCTGTTCCGATCGCCGGTATGTCCGCAGACCGCCACGCCATGGCATCGATTTCCGCCTCGCATATCACCGCGCTTTTAATCCGCTGCGCATATACGAGATCCATTCCGTAAACTAAATACCGGATAGGCAAGCCGCCTTTTACGTACCAGAACGCCTTCCCCTTCGTTGCCCTATACTTAACGTTTGCCAGCCGGCCGTTAGGAAGCCGCCAAGGGATCGCGACTGCGTTACCGGCAAGTGATACGCCGGCCTCTTCTTGTACTGCGGTCGCAATGCCCCGGCCCGTCAGGTAAGCGTTAGCCCCTGGCGCCGTGTCCGCGAGGACCGATTCCGCTAAAGGCTCCGGCTTCGTGACGGCTTTTAATTTCGGGAGCCGCAGCGCCATACGTCCGCCTTCAGCCGCCGGTGCATACGTTTCCAATAAGTAATCGATTGCGTCGTCTTCGGTTTCGCCGCGCAGGAAAGCGAGCAGTTTAACGAACCCGCCCCGCGCAAACTCTTCGTCATAGGCGCCTGAGTCGCCCCAATAGCCGGCTTTTGCCGACACTGTGTCTTCGAGGTATACGTAAAAGCTCGGAGTCCGATCGTATCTGAATGGACTGGCGGCCAGCAGGCGTTCGCCGCCCCACGTCGGCCGGGTCCAGTCGAATTGTTCGAGTTCATACCGAATGTCGACGTCTACAGAACGTCCACCCAAATTTAATATCGGCAATTCGAGACACTTCCTTTCGAGACTTGTAAATTATATTACGACATTGTTACGAAAATTACAGTCGCAATTTGTCGAAACTATTCAAAAATTTAGATGTAATTGTTGACAATATCATCCGGTAAATTCCAAACGATCTAAAACTCGAACACGTCCGCAGCCCCGGCGCCCATTTCCGGCTGTTTTACTACGCCGATTTGCGGCAAATAGATGATCTCTGCGACTTCCCCTTCGCCGCCGTCGCGCCCTTTGTTCAATCCGATCAAGCCGCGGCCTTCTTTCGCGTTCGTATCAACTGCGATCAATAACGCAGCATCTTCGAGCAGGGCTTTCGTTTTCTTGACGTCCTTACGCTGCGGCAGCTTAAGCTCGCGCGCTCCGTCTTCCGTTTCTTTCTCGTCATCCTCATCTGCCTGTGTGAGCGCAAAGATCGTCGTTTTCGTATGCCCGGCCAGACGGCGCAGTTTTTGCGAAGTATTAGCCGCGTCTCCGCCTGCCGTCTTTGACGTATTGGCTTCGTAGTCGAGGTAATAAAACGGATCTACAAGCACGACGTCGGCTTTCGTTTCGATAATGTCCGATTTTAGATCGCGCAGGGTTCTTGAGCCGAAGTCTTCGTCGTCGACAGCTCGCACCGTAATGTTTCCCGGAATGATTTCGTTAAGACGATCAAGGAATTCCATAAAACCCGCCTCGAACTCGTCGGATAGTTTGCCCTGACGTACGTCGCGAGAATTGAAGCCGGCTTCCATATCGACGCCGTCCAAAGTCGCAGTCGTAACGCCCATGGTTCCGGAAATCGATACGTACAGACGCACCAACACTTCGTACCAGCCCATTTCCATCGACCAAATCAGAACGTTCGCCCCCTGCATCGCACAGTTAGTGACCTCTTCTAACGATACGGCCGATTTACCCCGGCCCGACTTTCCGTAGATCACGTACACGTTCGACGAAACGTAGCCGCCCATTGCCTTATTAACAAAATCGAATTTGCTGCGCCAGATCCGAAAGGACTCGCCGGCCTTACGGTTTTCATATTCCGCTTTAAACTTGTCGATGTCCCGTTTGATATCCGTCCCGACCGAATTTCGAACGTTTGTTCTCATTTTAAGACTTTCGGCCTGCCCCGTCAACCACTCGAAGAATTTTCCCATATCTCCGCTTTTTTGCGCTTCAATAAATCGTTTTTCGAGCTGCGGCTCCTGAACTTGGCGATTGGTTTCCGGATCAATACGTCCGTTCATCAGCTCGATAAATTCGCGCTCGGCTGCCCGGTCCTTGAGGTTTTTCGCAAGGTAATCGTAACTGGCTTCGATACTAAAATCCGGCTGGAATTCCGGTACCTCATTCGCAACCATCTCGGCAGTCGGCGCTTGGCCTCGGTGTTTCTCCGCGTAATCCATTACGTACCGGAAGGCCTTGCGTTCGCCCTGCGTTTGGAAGTCGGCTTCAGAAACGTTGAAGCGCAGCAAGGCGTTCGGATCGTTCGCTTCGATGGCTTTCGATATTAGAAAAGTTCCATACTGCATCAAGATCTCCTCCGTTTCTTTTCTTGAATTTTGATGTTACGTTCTTATACAAACTTTGGAAGCGGAAACAGAAGTCCTGTTCTTTCTCTCCACAGTTCAATAGAACTTCTCTGGTCAGCCTTAACCTCTACTAAATCCCTTGGGTTTTCATAGCACCACGTCACGTACTTTTCGAATTCACTAGGCGTTAAACCGTTTATTAATGCCAGATCACTGGCAACGTTATCGAATTTTTTCTGAGCCTCCTCACATAAAGATTTAGCCCACTCAAAAGGATTAATAGCGCCTTTATAACTATTAAGATCTCTGCTCAGAAAGACTAAATTTCCAACATACGTTCCACCGTGCCCCACGCCTATCGCGATGAAGTGATCTACGACAACATCTTCCTTAGTGCCGCTTATCTGACAGGATATAATTTTTTTCGATCTTTCTTCAAATGTTTTAACCCTAATCTTCATTGGCAGGGATCGCTCTAAGCCATTTCTTATTTCTCTTTTTCGGGCTATCACATTCTTATTTCTTCTGTAATGATCTTTTCGGTAGTTTGGATTACGTTTATAAAAAGCTCTTGAGATAGGTTTAATACATTCTTTGCACCTAGAGACCCTGCCCATAAAACCGTTATTCTGACGCGAAAAAGATTCAAGAGACTTCATCTCTTTACATGCGTTGCAAATCCTACAAACACAAGCGACTCCATCCGTGTCGACATAAATAATCACTTTAGGAGTCCTACCTCTCATTCGCTCGCCTCCCGTCTCAATTTCGCCATTACACCGTCAGCCTTCGCTTTATACTCCGCATCCCCAAACGTCTCGTATAGGCGCATGTTATCGTTGTATTCGTCCAGCAACTCGTCAGTCTTCCGTTTGCGTTTCGCAACTTCCTGCGCACTTAATACCCGCGCCGTCTTCGGCGTTTCCTTCGGCCCTTTCGCCCTCCCAACCGCCTCCTTTTTCGCGTAGCCTATTCCGAAAGAATAATCATCCGCAAAATGAAACGCCGCGCCCGACGGCTCCGGATAATTCGTCTCGTCGTACTCTAAAAGGTAATCTTCCGCGAACTGTTTCCGACATACTAGCCGCAGATCCGTTTCGAACGCGTCGAGGAATTCACCGTTTATGGCGTCGGTCAGCTCGAACTCGACGTATTCACTTACGCCCCACTCATCGGTTTCCTTTACTTCGCGCCAAGCCTCGACGTAGAATATCCGATTTTCGTACCCGGCAACCGAGACGATATCTCCGAAGGTGAATTCCGTTTTCATCTACGCATCCCCCTTTTCGATTCGCCTACGAATTCAATCTCGCGGCATAGGTCGCCCACCCGATCGGCAAGACGTCGCTCACCGAATACTTGCCAAAGCTGATCGAGCGCAATGTTGCTCGTGTAGATCGTCGGTAGCTGATTCGTTATTCTTGCGTTAATAACGGTATGCAAATCGCCGCGGAAGCCGTCCGTTGCATCGCGTACCCCTATATCGTCCAGCACGGCAAATGGCGCCTTCTTTGCGGCCTCAAGCGCGCGATAGTACCGGGCCGCCGCCGGCTCTGCAACGGAATCCGGAACACGTGGACGGTTGAATTCGTTATAGTCGTTCTGCCACGCATTTACGTCGAGGAAATACGCCGGCCGCTGCAACGGATCGAGGCCACGCCGCAGGGAGCCGCTATAATTGACGCGCAGCCATTCGTTAAGAAGTGCGGCGGCCGTCGTCGTCTTTCCGGTGCCCGGCGATTCGCTGAACAGATATAGGTCTTTGATGCGGTCGGCCGGCGCAACTGGTCCGCTCTGTTCGAACTGCCGCGCAAAGGATGCCGCATAAGTTTCGGCGGACTTATAAGCTTCGGCTTGGTCAGCGCGCGCCGGCGAATTCTTCAGCGTGACAAGCCGGTACTCTTTCGGAAGCCCTGCCGCCGCTGATCGTCCTCCTCCGCCCGATGCGCCGTGCATCGCGATAAAATGCGTACAGTGCCGCGTACATGCGTCGGTCCCGGCCGCTTTACATCCGTCAGCGAGTACGCAAGTATTTTCGTTAGTCATATTCGCGGACCTCCTTCCGATCAATTCGTTTTCTTATCGTTCTCTCATGCTTCGTGCGCATCCGCTTATCCGCGCCCTTCACTCGGGGCTCCGGAAACATGGCGTCGTAAGTCCAATCGTACCCGCTATACTTTTTAAACACCGTTGTTTTCAAGCGTCTATGGTACGTCACTCACGCGCCTCCTTTCGTTAATTCTTTCGCAGGGTAAACTCCGCTCTAACCTTCTGATCCCACGAGTTACATATGAATTTTCCGCCAGTAGCCGTGTAACCCTTTCGATTTAACCACTCGACCATAGCTTCGACTATTTCCGCCTGACTCATCGTATATTTTACGTTCATTCGCACACCTCTTCGCGTGAGTCGTCGATAATCGTTAGGTCAGCGTTATCTATAAAATCGTAACCTCCGCCGACATATCGGTATTTACCATCCGCAATTTCTCTAATCTTTGCTTCGTAACTGTCATCGCCGAGTTCGCCTTCACGGCATAACTGGTAGTAGTAATCCGCGTACTTGCCGCGAACAACGTCCCCCACACGAACCTCAGTCGGCTGCGGAGCGTTCAAGTATTCGTCTGGCACCGTCAGGCCTAGCGCACGTCTTAGCGCGATCGCACGACCAATATGAACGTTGAAGCAGTCGGACGGTGCGGCTTTGGCGATTCCTCGCGCTACGATTTGACCATCCGCTATCCACCGTAAAATTGTGACTACGGTTCTTTTCTCGCAATTTACGATAAATTCCGCTTTCGTATTCCGTCCATAAGCGTAGTAGTAACCGTATTTATTCGCCAGTTTCTCAACGTCCGCCTTCGCCTGCTCAACGATTTCATCACGGCGGGCTTGGGTGCTCTTCTTGGAATTCATTCCCGCCAACTTTCGATGAGCTTGTTTAGCCGCTCGGAATCCTGCTTGGAACATACGCTTTTTTATCGCCTCCATAACTGCTTCTCCATGCGCGTATATCTCACGGTCCCCCATTGCGTTCAAATCGATTTTCATTTCGTCAGCCTCCTCGTTTTTAACTTCGCTATTGACGATGACTTCGTATTCGGTGTAGTCGATATATTCCGGCATTCCTAAAACTCGTACGCACTTATGGACCGGATCATTTGTGGATTCTGCTACGAAAACATCCCCTTTTTCATACGCTTGTTCTTCAATCGGCGCAGCATACGTAATCAACACGCGCTCGCCGGCTTCGGCTGGTCGCTTTTCTGTGACGATGATTTCAGCGTCTTCTCTGAGTACGGAATGACAGCCGATGCACTTTGTAAGTAGCGCAATGGAGTTTTCGTGTACAACTTCGAATATCTGACCAATCTTATCCGCATACCAAACGCCGTCTACAGACGCTTTCTTAATCCGCGCATACTTTTTCGTTTCAGCCATTACGCAATCTCTCCTCGTTTTTGTTTTCGTTAGAACCACGCATCATCCACGCCTTCATTGCGATCAGCCCGTTTCTGTTCGGCTTGGACTTCCGTAAGCACACGCGATAAGACACTTTCGCGCATATATGAAAACATGAACGCAAAGTTACAGCCCGGATACTTCAGCGTCGGCTTTTTCTCCGCGAAACATTTATCGATGAATCTCCGCGTAACCTCGGCGCCTTGCTCGTCGATCATCAGCTTTAGGTTCTTCGCCTCCATGCCGCGATTGTTCGTTACGTAAGGAATTCCGTAAGTTTCTTTGTGCTTGGCGTGTAGGTAACCGATAAAATCGCGCGTATTCCACTTGGCGACCGGCTTCGTTTCATACGTTGTCATCGCGCGTTCACTCCTTCGATTTTGATTCCGAGAAGATTGAGCGTGTTGATAACGCCCTCCCTTTCGCATTCAAGGCTGAACGTAACGCCCCGGGATTGCGCAGCCGTCGATTCATTACGTCGAGTACCGCGCGTTCGACCGTTGAGTGGTACGCTACTTCGCGCCACTTTTCCTTTGGCGTCGGGTCGGCGTTCGGGTTCTCCGCAAGCTTCTTCGGCCAATTCGGCGCTTTCGTCGGGTCGGTGAAATAGCGTTCATTTACGATGATGTTAAGCGTATCGGACGTTAGTTTGTAATCGGGTGAGATCGGGATTTCAATGGCCATGGTTGGCGTCGCCTCCTTCGTTAATTAGTCGCTTAACTTTAGTGCGTAGTTCCGGAACGGAAACCGCTAATTCCTCTTGTACTAGCGCGCACGTTTCCGGCTTAATATCGATTAAGGCTTCGAAAATTGTAGCGAGCTCATAATTCGTAAACATATCGCACATCCTTCCGTTTATTAATAAGACCTAGCAATCGTTCGCTTACGCTCACTCTTGCGGATGTTCCTTACCGCGATAGAATTATTATTTAATAAGTATCTGCGCGAAAAGGTTTTAATTGAGCGCTATTATTTATCTAGTTATTAATGGCTCTAGTTAAAAGATGGTTCTAGTTAGTGTAAAGTCGAGCCGTGTATGGGTCCGCCGTGTATGGCTCGGCGTCACATGGCTACGTTAATTCCTCCGTATCTCCATCGAATATCGCGAGCTGACTGATCGGCATGATCGTATATCTTGCGTTATCCCATCGCTGCGTCTTCGGGTCCCGCGCCTTCTGCTTTACGACTAACGGCCGCTCTTGCCACCGATATTCGCACAGCGCTTTGATCCGCCTGTTCGCCGCAGCCCGACTGAGATTTAGCGCGCTGGCTATCTGATCTTGCGTCGGGTAACATTCGCCATTAGCGTTCATGAACGAAGACAGTACGCAAAGAGTCTGCCAACGCTCCGCACCGATGTCTGCGATAAGGCCTTTCTTGACGGCGTCAACGTACATCTTAACGAAGATACGCGTTTCGGCCTTGCCCGACGTGATGTTGTATTCGGATTGAGATTCGACGGATACGAGCCGCTGATGTTCGTCGGTCATGCCACATCGACTCCTCTCTTCATTTTTATTTCCTCGGATTTTAGTTCCGATAGAAATGAGTTTACTCGGAAAGCCAACTCAGTGTTTCCGCTTTTCAAAAGCGATGGAACAAACTCGCTAATGTGTGTAAGAGTTACGCTAGGATGTTCGAAAGTACCTTCGGACTCTTTAGCGAAAATAATCGTAAGATGCTCCGTATGACGAAGATATTTATCGAACGTTTTGCAAGCACGATTAAATGAGGTATTTTCGCTTAGCTTAGCATCGACCCAATCAGTTTCATTAATAACGAAATCCGGGATGCAGTCATCAATTCGTTTTTGCTTCTCAACCGATCCGGGATGCAACGCATTAAGAACTTCACCAACAAGCAACTCAAATTCGCGCCCCTTCGTTATATAGAAAGCAGCATAGGATTCGTTAACCAGTTCGTAGGGCAATCCCCATTCTCTGCACATTTTCTTTGCGCTATGATCGTAAAATTTACGCAAATAAGTTTCGACGTGCCAAAGCTTATTTGCGTAAATATACTCGCGTTTCAAACCATACGGAAACTTATCTCTAACGTAAGCATCCAGCGCTTCTTTTTCGATATCTTCAAGGACTTCTTTTCTGTATTCGCGAAACTTTGTATCCGAAATGTTGTACAACTCTTTTACTTCTCCGGAGATAAATTTGTTCTCGGAGACTTTATAATTGCCGTCGATGAAGAAACATCTTTCAATTTCCAAACGAGAAGGTTCTGCGACTTGCTCGTAAAGCCCGTATGCAATTAGAGATTCTTTTACGCTGCCAAAAGCCCTCTCTAACCGCTTCCTAACAGTGCCGTAATTGTACTTAGTTGAGTTTATTAACTCCTTTCCTAGATTAGTTACATCTATGCCATCATCTATTAAATTGTCTAGTATAAGTAATGCGTTTTCTTGCTTTTGTGTAATATCCACCTTATTGTTCACCTCTCATTTGTAACTGCGTATACAATTCCTAGAACGGACACTTTCTGCTAAATTTTTTTACAACCGATAATATGCACGCCAAATTAATACCGCGCAAAAATAGGCAAAAAAAAAAATAACCCGGCCTTGTGGCCGAGTCATCGTCTGCTGGTTTTCCGTTTTTTATTTTTATTTTCTTGTATCTGAAGTAACGGTGAATGCTTACTATGCTCTTTGGCCAGCGCTTTTTTGGATAGATGTGTATAACGCTGTACCATACGGAGATCGTTATGTCCGAGTATCGCCTGTAAATGCCGAATGTCTCCGCCATCTTCTAAAAACATCGTGGCGCCCGTATGACGTATTAAATGAGGATGCACGCGCTTTTTGATGCCTGCCCTGTCTGCGTAGTTATTCAGTCGCTGCCTAAAATTATTAGTCGTCATCTTCTCGCCATAGTTTGCCAGAAAAACATATTCACTATCGAATTCCTCATTTTCTCTTATAAGTTCGCGCAGCAATCGAAGTGTTTTATCCTCTAACGGTACGAATCTTCCCCTTCGATTCTTTACGTCTTTTCCTTCGAGTATCAACGTTTTGGAGCCAAAATCAATACTCGACTCTTTAATGGACAACACCTCACCGACACGCATCATAGAGTCGATTAGGCAGGTTAACGCAACGTAATCTCTAAATTCAACAAAAGATCGCTGATCCATCGCATTAAGAATCGCCCGCATTTCGTCAGGTGAAAGGATGTTTATCGGGTTCTCCGGGTTCGTAATTAACGTAACCTCTTCGAATGGGTTATCGTCCGCATACGCCTCTTTAATCGCGAAACGAAAGAAAGTCCGAATGGTCTTAATATAATCGTTAACTGACCGCGGTGATAACCCTTGAGTCTTATGCTCGTCCAATTTGAAATTATGGCCGTCGAACTTTATTTTATCGTTGATCAGCCACGATACGAACCCGCGCGCAAAGTCAACGTCAATATGGCGTATGTCCGCGGACACTCCGATCTCCTCCGCGTACTTCGTTAGATACCGACAAGCACGCATGTACTTATCGATCGTTTCCTGAACGACATTCTCAGCGCGTTTGGCATCGCATAGTCTATCGAATATGTATTCGAGATCGTACGTACCTTTTCGCGTTGTCTTTACCGAGGCCCTTCCGGCCTTCACACGCTTACCTTTTCGATTTTCTGAATGCAT